CTCTCCCTCGAGGCCCTGTCGGACGTCGAGAAGGAGAAGCTGGACCGGGCCACGGTCGAGTTCTTCTCCGCCACGCCGCGTACCAGGACGCCCGTGAACAACCGCGCCGGGCAAGAGCTCCGGGGACCTCCGGGTCTTCCTCCTCCGGAGCCCGTCGAGGGGCCGGTCATGGACGCGTTCTGGTGGACGTAGAAACGAAGAAGGGCGCCTTGTGGGCGCCCTTCTTCTTAGCCCCCTGGGGGACGGGGAACTACGCGGTCGGGTCGTACTCGTAGTAGATGGCGTAGTCGTGCGCCCCGTTCGGCGCCGCGGCGGGCGTGTAGGTCCCGTGCGGGAGGTGCGCCGCCGGCGTCGAAAGCACGCCCGTGACGGGCGCGATGAGGGCGCCGTCCATGACCTCCCCGCGCGCCTGCATGAGCAAGCCCGCGCGGGTCACGGGCGACTTCGAGAGCCCGATGGGCGCCGCGTGGCCGACGCTGAAGGTCCCGAGCGCGTCGGCCTGGGCGGGCACGTCGATCTCGAGGATCTTCGCGAAGCACTTCAGGCCCGTCGTGGTCGCGTTGTTCGTGAGCGCGATCGTCTCCGTGAGCGACTTGCCGTCGACGTCGAGGCCCTTGACCGTGACGGACCCGACCCACGTGGGCGCTGAGTTCGAGCACGTGACCGAGACCTGGCGGGGCGGGCTCAGGGTCGGCCCGAGAGCGCCGTCGAAGTCGCTGGCCTTGCGGTACTTCACGGCCGACGTGCTCGAGGCGACCGCGAGCTTGACGCTGTTGACCGACGCCGCCGGCGGGTTCGTGAACTCGTCGACCGTGTTGGCCACGAGACCCGCGAGGGTCGCGGCCACGTCGGCGCGGAGCTTCCCGACTTCGCCCTTGAGGCCGTCGGGACGGTTCTGCCCACCGAGGTGGGGCTTGTTCGGGACCATGTTGCTGAAGAGACGAGAGCCGTTCGACATGATGGTGTTCTCCTAACGCGGTTTCCAGGTAGACAGCAGCGGCCCTAAGAAGGTCAGGACTGTCCTTCATGGAACCGATGGCGGTGTTGCAGGTGCTGCACAGAAGGCCACGCACCTTCTTGGTCTTGTGGCAGTGGTCTACCACCAGCTTCTTGGAGGACGGAGGGCGCTTACAGATACCGCATACCCCACCGTGCTGAACAAGAAGCTGGTCGTACTCCGCTACCGTCAAGCCGTACGCGTAACGAAGCCAGCGCCGACGCACCATCTCAGGATGCGCCTTCTGGTACGCCAACGCGTAGTCCAACCGCTTCTTCTTGCCGTGCTCGGACTGGACGTACTTCTCCGTTCTCCTCTTTCGAGAAGCCTTCGCGACAGGAGAGGATTGGTCCTTGTACGGCATGACTACCCTACGAACGGCGAACCAGGCTGCGCGTACCCGTACTGATTCACGCCGAAGGAGAGACGAGGAGCACCTGCGCTCGTCGAGCCCCAGTCGGCGGGTTGGTTCTCCTCGGACATGACCTGGAGGCCCTTGCCGAGAAGCTTGCTGGCGCCGTACGCGAGGGCGCCCGTCGCCGCGAGCCCTCCCACCGTCCGTAGCGCACGACCAGGGGTACCAACGCTCTTGTCGATGAACCCACCGAGATCGAATCCCTTGTCCTTTGGCGGGGCCTCTGCCGTCGCCTGCTGCGGTGCTGCCGGGGCAGCCGATGTACCCGCCGCTGCGGGGGAGCTCGCGGGCGCGGGCTGCCCGGAGGCAGCAGCGGAAGCCGGAGCTTGCTGCGAGGTCTGTCCGGTCGAGGCCGGGGCCGGGGTCGCGGGGGCCGGCTTCGGGGCCGGCTCGATGACGCCCTGCCGCACACCTTCCGCCTGAAGGCGGGACGTGGGCGTGGTGAACTTGCTCTTCACCCGATCGATGATGCCGGGGCCCGTGGGGGCCGCTGGAGCTGCCGAGGGAGTAGGGGCCGGCGTGCCCTTGTAGGCCGCCTGCATCCGCGCCGTCGGGCTCACGGCCTGCTGGACCTGCTGGACCTTCTGAGAGATGGCTCCCGTGGCACTTCCGATGGCGCCCTGCGCTGCCGCGGGGGCCGCCTTCACGGCGCTCACGGCGCGGCTCGCGAGGCTTGGTCCCGCCATCCCTCCGGCGTGCAGCATCCGGCTCGTGGCCCCGAACTGGGGCATTCCCAGGACGGCGTCCTTCTCCATCTCCTCGAGAACCCGGGAGGCCGCGAGGTCCGCGCCGGTCTTCTCGGCCACGGCCGCCAACCGGACCATGCCCTCGTCCATCCCGACCGGCATCCCCGGGTAGACGCCGATGCCCGGGTAGGCGCCCTGGGACATGTCGGGCGCGACCAGCACGGGGGCGCGGGTGTGGCGGAGAGGACCGGCCACCTGCGCGTCCATCATGTCCCGGTCCGAACCGCGGACCGCCCGGTTCGTGATCATCGATCGCGCCTGGGCGTGGTTGTAGGAGTTCTGCATCCGGTCGAGCGTGCCCATCGCGAGCATGGCCGCCGCGAGGCGCAACGCGACCGAGGCCGACCCGTCCGCCACCTTCTCGAGGTCGGACTCGGTCCCGTACAGGGCAGCGATGGTGGCGGTGTGGGTCATCCGTTCTTGGGAGGGGTCGGGGGCTCGAGCTTCTCGAGGATGCTGTTCGCCCGGTCGGTCGCGGCCTCCTGGACCAGACGAAGCTTCTCGATCTGGACGAGGCGGCGGGGGCGGGCGGCGGGGCTCATGGTGCGGAGCGCCTGGGCGGAGGAGCCGGGGGAGGCGCTGGTCTCTCCAGAGCTCCCTCGATCTTCCCCAGCGTACGATTGAGCTGCTGCCATGCGTTTCCTTGCTCCTTCACGTAGTTGTCGAACTCGGTGTTCAACCTCTCGAACTGCTCCTTGCAGGACTCTTCTTGCTTCCTCTGCTCTTCCTTGAGGCTCTTGATCTGCTCTGCCTGGGCGGTCAGTTGAGCGGACAGCTTCCACAGAAGACCGCCGGCGGCAGTGAGGCCACCGGCGAGACCGAGCACGGCGCTGAGAATGAGGCTGGCATCCAAGTGGACCTCGGCATCAGCCGAGAACCACACAGCGGACCGTAGCGTCGGCCGTGGTGATCAGGCTGGCGGCCGTGACGCCGGCCGTCGGAGAAGGGTCGAAGTAGAGGAACGCGCCACCGGGCTTGAGCTCGATCTGCTGCGCACCGATCTGGAGCTGCACGGGAGCCGTGCCCTGCTCGTAGACCACCATCACGACCTTGGCGCCCGCGGCCGGCGAGGTCCCGAAGTCGATGGTCTTCGTCTGAGCGCCGACGATCTCGTACTTGTCGTCGCTCTTCGAGGCGAAGTTGCCCGAGGCGTTGAACGGCACCGGCACCGGCTGCCCACCCGAGTAGGGCGTGAAGGTGAGCGTGCCGGCGAACGAGTAGGGAAGCTGGATGGCGGCCATCGGTGGTGTCTCCTATCAGGACCCGGGGATGCCCGGGAAGGTTGCGTTCGCGCCTCCGGCGTTCGGCGACGTGTTCGAGCTGATGAGGCTCACGCCGGCGACGGAGACCGGGACGCCGCGCTCGAACTGCACCGCGACCTGCTCCTGGATGAGCACGCCCTGGGAGTCGGTCGCCCAGGTGTGGTTCGGCAGGTAGCACGCCTCGAAGTACACGGCGCCGAGCGTCGCGAGGTTGATGTCCCGGATGTACATCAGGATGCCGATCGGCTGCGTGAACAGATCCGAGGCGAGGTTGATGTAGATGTTCTCGTACCCGGGCGGGATCACGACGTCGTGCGGGTTCGCCATCACGGCGGCGCCGGCGTTCGGGAACATGGCCGGGACGATCGTCGGGTCGACGAGGTCCTGGTAGTACGCGTAGAGCGTCCGGAGGAGCGAGGCGCCGTGGTAGTAGATGCGCCCGAGCCCGAGCTGCCCGACCGTGCGTCCCGAGATGAAGTAGGACCGCTCGGACCCCACCTCGAAGATGCGCGAGAAGTTGCGGGTGTGGCTGACGTTGAAGTTCTGGACGATGCCGATCGGGAGGACGATCTGGTTCGCGGCCTGCCCGTTGCCCGCCACCGCCTGTGCCAGACCCGCGGCACCGCCGATGTTGGCGAGGCGCGGAGGCCCGGCGGCGATCATGGTGAACGCGCCGGTGGCGTACCGGCCGTCGACCATACCGGCCTGAACGTAGTTGGTGAACGGTGCCCAATCGCTGAAGTTGCCGGCCATGTTCTTCTAACCTCCACCCGAGGGTACACGAGTTCATCTGGAACATCACACTGCCCCCTGGTGAACAGGCGGCGAATCGTCACTGGAAAGGGCGTGGTGGGCCAAGAGGCCGGCTCCCACGAGGCCACCGGCGCCCAGGAGCCCCTTGGCCATGAACGCCTTGCGAGCCGCCTCTTGGGCGGCGCGGTGATGCGCCACACCCGCCGCGGCTGCGGCGCCACCGGCAGCCAGGCCCCCGAGAGCTCCTCCCGCGATGCCTCGAGCACGGGCCACGTTCTTGGCTTCGTTCTCGATCGCGCTGCTGACCGTTCGGGCGTGCTGCTGGAAGTCGGGCAGGCGCTCCGGAGCGACGCCGCCGGCGTGACGGAGAAGCGCGTCCTCTGCGCCCTCGAGGGCCTTCCGACGCGACCCGGTGAGCAGCTCTCCGGCGCGGCCGAGACCACTCCTGGGGGCGCCCACCGCGTCCTCGAGACGGCGCTCGGTCAAGAGCTTCTCGAGGTTCACCTGCGTGCCTTCGGGCGCAGGAGCAGCGCCCCGTCGTGCCGCCCAATCGGCCGGGGTCGTCAGGGGCACCGGGGGCACGGGAACGACCTCCGCGGCGACCTTGTACTGCCCGCCCATCTCCTCGTACATCGCGAAGGGGTCCGCGGGACGGAGGAGACAGGCGGTCGTGAAGAGATCGCGGTTCCGCACCGACGAGACCTTGGCGAACTCGATCTGGTTGATGGCGTGCGCCGAGGGGGCCGGAGCTTCCTCGAAGAAGCGCCGACCCATCTCGATCGCTGCGGCCTGGCGGATGCGGTCGATGCTCATGTCAGATCACCAGGGTCAGGCGGATGTAGTTGCAGGGGTAGGGCACATCGAGCGTGATGTCGATCAGCACCGTGTCCGGAGCGGCCTCGTCCTGGATGATGTTGTTGACCCGCGCTCCGATGAGCACGCCCGCTCCCTTGAGGAAGTCGAGCAGGCCCTCGAGCACGTGGCCGAGCGAGTCCAGGAAGCCCTGGGTGATGTTGAAGCGCCCGATGAAGTTCTTCAGGCCGCGGCGGAGGAACTTCGCCGTGAAGTCCACGACCTTGGTGATCGAGTCCGTGCGGGTCTCGATCGAGGTCATGTCCGTCGTGAGCGCCATGCGGGAGATGAGCGGCCCGCCCGGCACGTCCTGGACGATGATGTAGTTACCGCCCGCCGCCATGCGGTTCATCTGGCGGTCCGTGAAGTAGTCGTTCGAGCCCTGGAGGCCCGAGAAGCCCGCCATCGGGTAGTTCGTGAACGACTGCTGCGGGGGCTGCTGGCCGATCATGCCCGCGATGGCCGCGTTCATGTAGAAGCCCTCGACGAGCTGCTCGAGCCCGCCGATGACCGCCCGCGCCTTGTCGGGCATGGTCTGCCAGTAGCGGCGGTCGCTGATGCTCTGGGCCAGCGCCGCGTACGTGTCGGCCATCCCGTCCTTGTCCGGGGTGCCGTCGATCTGGGTGAGCGACGCGCCGCGGATGCGCAGAGCGAACGGCTCGCTGATGAGCGCCGACGGAAGCGGCGGGTCGTTCAGGTCCGTGGTCGAGTAGAACCCGTCGTCGTTCTCGCCGGGCGCGAACGTGATGAGGATCGTCACCACCGAGCCCGAGACGCTCGTGATCGAGTAGTGCTTGTCGTTCGCGGCGATGTCGAGGAAGAGCCCCGCCGAGACCGGGATGGTCGAGGTCGGGTCGATGCCTTGCCCGAGCAGGAGCGCCGCCAAGTTGCCCACACCCGTGTCGAACGTGAGGCCCGCGTTCCCGACCGTGTTCCCGTTCGTGCCCGAGGCCACGAGCGTGTCGAGCTTGTGGGTCGGGGCCGAGGGGTTCATGAGCGTGATGCGCTCGCCCTTGTTGGCGGGGGCGCTCATCACGTCCACGTGGGTCTTGAAGACCTGGCCCACGACCGCGTCGTGCGTCATCGGCGCGATGGCGTAGACCTCGAAGGACTCGAGGTACTCCGCCGCCTCCGTGAACGCCTCGACGGTGCCGTACGGGCTGTCCGCGCTGATGGCCGAGACGCCGATGCCGGTGCACTGCACCGCCGGCGCGTTGAGGAGCGCGAAGAAGAGACCGAGCGCGAGCGGGTTCTCGGTGCTCACCGGGGAGAGCACGTCGGTCACCTGCACGGTGTCGTTGAAGCGCAGCAGGCCCGGCACCTTCGCCTTTGCGGTGGTGTCGAGGCGCAGAGCCCGGTACGCCACGTACGCCCCACCCTTGGAGGGCAGGAGGGCCGTGGTCGTGACGGACTCGCTGATCTTCCCCGCGGTGTCGCGGAGCAGCCCGAGCTTGAGGCGCAGGTTGCCCGAGCCGTCCACGACGAGGTCCGGCTGCGGACGGGTCACGTCACCGGGCAGAGGCGCGAGCGCCTTCGCGATGATGTAGTAGCTCTTCCCCGAGAAGGTGAGCTGGACCGTCTTGTCGATCTTCAGGCGGTTGTTGAAGCCGTTCGGGGCGACCTGGGTGATCTTCCCCAGGAAGACGCCGTCGACCCAGAGCTCGTCGCCCACGACCGCCTTCTGGGGCAGACCGGCCACGCGGCCGATCTTCAGCGTCGGGACCACGGCCGTGTCGAGGTAGTTCGCCGGGGTCACGGCGGAGCCGCCGTAGATCACGACCTCGCTGTCCTCGCCGAGCGCGGTCGTGAGCCCGTCCTCGCGCTTCTTCGTGCAGGTGAGCCGCAGGAAGCCGCCGAAGCTCGAGGCCACGATGCCGTCGTTCGGATCGAAGACCGCGTTGATGGTGTTCACGACATCCGTGATGTTCGCCACGACGCCGAACTGCACCTCTCGCGGGTGCTTGCCGTCGGAGATGAACACGCTCTTGCCGGACAGCAGACCGAAGTTCGGCGCCGCCGCGGCCGTCATGACGCCCTGGGTCGGGAGGGTCACGAGCGAGGTGAAGTCCTCGCCCGTCACGGCCACGTAGGGCGTGACGTTGTCACCGTTGCCGTCGTCGATGGCCGTGACCAGGCCCGGCGCACCGGAGAGGTGGCGCAGGAGCGTGGTGGTCCGCAGGGCCTCGAGGACCGCGGCACCGCCGCTCGTGCCCACGAAGGCGCGGATCGTGTCGGTCTCGAACGAGAGCTCCTCGAGGTTCTTGCGCGGGTCCGGGAAGTTCGTGGTCGGGATCTTCAGCTCCCACCCGGAGTAGGTGGACTCGCCGAAGAAGTGGTCGACCGTCGAGATCCCGAACGCCGACAGGATGCCCGGGGTCGAGCCCTTGCCGTTGGCGGTCTGGTTGAGCACGAGACCGAGCGTCGCGAGCGCCGTACCACCGATGACCTTGATCTGCGCGTCCGCGCCGATCTTGGCCGTCGTGATGACGAGCTGGTTGCCGACGTTGAAGCTCGCGGTCGCCACGACACCGAGCACACCGTTCGCGTCCGTGAGCACCATGCCCTGGTTGAGCACGGGGTTCGAGAACGTGATGGTCGTGTTGACCGGGCTTCCGTTGATCTGGAGGATCAGCGTGGTGCCGTCGAGCGGACCCGGGTTGTACGCGATGGCCGAGAGGTCGGCCGTGCCCGTCAGGATGGCGGCGCTCTGGCCGCTCGGGTCCATCTGGAGGTCCGACGAGTCGCCGATCGAGAGCGTGCGCAGGCGCCAGGCCGTACCGGTCGCGAACTCGTGCGAGCCGAGGATGTCCGCGAAGCCGTCGGTCTCGCCCGCGGCCACGAGGGCCTTGTTGACGACCGTCACGACGTCGATGGGCTTGTAGTTGCCCGCCGTGAACGTGACCGTGACCGGCGGGTGCCGATCGACCGAGAACACGAGGACGCCCGCCGGGAGCGCGTACGTGGGCGGGGTACCGGGGGCGCGGGTCGCGAGGAAGAAGGCCGGGAGCTGGACGAGCGATCCCTGGTTGATCTGCTGACCTCCGGCCGGCGACTGGACGACCGTGTCGACCACCTGCTTGCAGGCGCCCACCACGCAGGGGACGAGCGTGGGGGTCACGACGGTCGGAGTGACCGTTCGGAAAACCTGGATGACTTCTACCCCCGGGCGCGGAAGCTCTGCGGCCATTGTTCAGCTCCTTCTAGACTTTCACGTTGACGGTGACGCCGGTTGACGGCTTCGAGTCTCCCACGTTCGACCGCAATATGGGAAGCGGCCGGCCGTTGATCGAGGGCGGACGGAGCCCTCCGGACACCACCTTGACCGTCACGAGCTGTGCCGGATTCAAGGGGTGAGGCACCTTCGGCAGCGTCGTGGACTGCTGCGGCAGAGCAGGCTCGGGGAAGCGATTCACCTGCTCGTACGGCAAGTCCGCACCGCCCGGCATCGGGTCCGGGATCTTCGTGCCCAGCACTTGAGGAGGCTTCGCGGTCAGCCGCAGTCCGATCTCTCGAACGACGTTCTGGTTGAGCGGCGTGAACGCGCTGGTCCGGTAGAAGTGGAAGGGGCTCGTGATGGTCGTGCAGAACCACTCGTCCCCCTGGTCGTTCGCGACGATCTTCCCCGCCGGCGACGGCGACGAGATCTGGAGGTTCCGACCGACGTCGTAGAAGCCGGCCTTCATGAGCAGGTCGCGAAGAAGCCAGAGGTGCTCAGCCGTGACCCACGCGATGTGCTCGCTCTCGATGTCGTTCCTGGAGCAGCAGTTGATGACCATCGTGCCCGGCACGAGCATGGACTTCTGCTTCTGCCCGGTCGCGAAGTCGTACGCGAGCATGTCGTCGAACCCGAGCTGGAAGAAGCCCACGGGCGCCCGCGTGAACGTGATGGCCGGACGCTGCCCGATCGTCTCGGGGTTCAGGGGGCTCTCGGCCGTGATGATGATGTCCGAGTTCTCCATGTCCTTGTCCCAGTGGTACGCACCACGGGGCGAGAACGTGAAGATGCCCTGCACGAACGCCAGGTACAGGTACCTGATGTGCTGAAGCGGGTTCCTCTTGAAGTCCGACTCCGGAACCGGACCCCTAGGGTCGGTGCTTGCGATCTTCATGGAGGACCTCCGTGAGCTTCTTGTTGTGGGCAGCCTGCGCTCCGGCCAGAGCTCCCGACAACAGGGCGGCCACGCCGCCTACCGCAGCCGGAGGGATCTTCGGTCCGATCTTGCGAGCCAAGAGCTTGCCACCAGCATAGCCGATCCCTCCCCCAAGTGCCGTGGCGGCCAGGGCTTTCCCGAGCGTCTTCAGGCTCGAGTGCTCGCGCTTCTTCGCGCCCGCCAGCTTCAGGATCGCCTGGCCTTCTTCCGGGAGGTAGTCGAGCAAGAAGGGAGTCATCGGGGCACCTGCCGATAGAGCTTCTGGATGGCGGCGAACTCGTTGTCCAAGAAGCTGTCGAGGTTCTGGGGGTTCGAGTAGTTGCGGGGCGGGTTGAAGAAGATGTCCTTCAAGGCGTCCTTCATCTCGAGCGGGACCGCGAACTCGATGTCACGCGGGGGGACTTCGTGGAGCTGGATCTCCTGGTGCACCGGCGCCCGGCCCTGCTCGGTCTGGGCCACGGTCACGACCTTCCAGCGACGGTTCTCGCCCTCGACGATGAGGTCCATGGGCTTGAGCGGCGGGTAGTACCCGACACGGGCGGTCGTGTTCACCTGCTGCTGCGCCCCGACGTTCGTGGCCTGGTTGGCCTTCGGGGACGGGTCGATCTGAATCCAGACCTCGATGGGCGAGAGGTACCCACGCGTGAAGCCCGTGTCGAAGCACATGCGACATCCCGAACGCGTGCGCTTCGCGAGCGAGACGCTGTAGCACTCGCACCTCGAGCCGAACGTCCGCACGGGCAAGACCCAGCACCGGCGCCCCGCGTACTCGTGGAAGAGGAGCTGCATGTGCCGCCGCAGCTCGAGGGCGATCAGGTCCGGGTCGGGTTCGTGCGAGACCGGCCCGAAGTCCTTCACGCAGTCCGTCGGAACATGACGAACTCGGATGATGTAGTGGAGCATCCGCCAGCGGTTGCCGGTCGGGATGTTGTTGTCGATGAACAAGTAGCGGTCGCGGAACGCCGGCGCGAGCGGCTCGAACGGCCCCGAGGGGGACTCGGAGCGAAGAACCTCGAACGTGTAGTCGAGGACGTCCTCGGCGGTCTCGAGCACCTTCCACGAGACCTCGAACAGGTCGCGGTCGAGCGACCGCACCCGGAAGTCCTTGAGGTCGATCGAGACCGCCATGTAACGCCGCCGCGGCTGCTGCTCGAGCGTTGTTCATGAGGTTCTGGGCGCTCGAGATGACGCCCGGCGCCGCCGACGCGACAGACCGAAGACGCTGCCCGAGCCCACTCTCCCCCTCGAGATTGAAGCGCGGGAGCTCCACGCGTCCGAGGGCGCTACGGGCGCCTTCGACGAGCGGGCTCACGCCGCCCTGCACACCCTCGAGCGCCTTGTTGGCCATGCCCTTGATCTGCGGTCCGTACTTCTCGGCCGCTGCCGCGGCTGCCGGGACGACACCGGCCGCGGCTGCCGCGAGAGGAGCTGCGTGCTCCTTCACGGTGTCCGCGATGCCGCCCATGACCGCGCCTCGGTTGAAGCCCTTCCGGGTCGACTGCAAGACGCCCTGGCCCATCCGGCCGGTGGCCTGCACGCCCGACACGAGCGCGTCCCCGAGGCCCTTCCCCTTCGACATCTGGTGAGCCACGTTCCCGCCGGCGGCCCCGAGGCCACCACCGAGCGCCGCTCCACCGAGCATGTTCCGGAGCATGTGGGTCTCCCCGTGCTCGTCGCGCTGTGCTCCGGTCGCGAGGCCCCCGAGAGCGCCCGCGCCGGCGCCCAGCATGGCACCCATGCCGAGCCGACCGCCCGTGGCCGTGTTGGCCTTCCCGAGCGCCGCCCCGAGAGACTTCAGCCCTCCCTGGATGCCCGCGCCGAGGTTGGTCGGGATCGCGACCTTCTCGAGCTTGTCGGCGTCCCGACGAGCCAGGTCACGGCCCCAGGCGTCCGCCATCGCGGTCTTCTCGGCCGAGGCCGTTCGGACCTGGTGCAGCACCTCGTGAGGGTTGTCGGTGTCCTGCCCGTGCGCGAGGGCCGCGAGGCCGAGCCCGCCGGCGCCAGCCGCCAGACCGCCACGTGCCATGAGCGACTTCAGCCGCTCGGCCTGGAGCTCGGGCTCGAGCGCCGCGTGGCCCATCTCGAGAGCCCGCGCGGCCGGACCCGCTCCTGCGCCGAGCAGTTGCGAGCCGGTCTCGGACCCGAGCGTGGCCGCGCCGGCGCCCGCGCTGCGATGCAGCTTGTCGAGCAGGTCGGCCCGGCTCCCCGATAGGAGCTGGGTGAAGCGCCCGAGGCCCTTCTCCTTCCCGAGCCCCGTGGCCTTCTCGAGGATCTTCGGACCGAAGTGCTCGGCCGCGTCGGCCCCGACGGCTCGCCCGAGACCGCCGAGCGCACCGCCCGTCGCTCCCTGGAGCTTCTCGGCGATCGGCGGGACGGCCTTCTTGGCCCCCGCGATCATCCGGGCCACGAAGGCCGCCGGATCAGCGACCTTGGCGAAAGGGCGGCCGAGCGCACCCTCCCGGGAGCGCAGAACGCTGGCGAACGCGCTCTCGGCCTTCTTGGTCAGGGCCGCGCTGATCTTCATCCCGTTGTCGGGACCGGGGCTCATGGCCTCCTCGTTGTTCGCGGCGCCCGCGCCCGGAGCTCCTGCGCCTTGAGCAGGGGCCTCGGGCGACGCCGGCATGACCTGCGACTGGAGGAGCTGAAGATCGAGCAGGCGCTTCTGGAGACGGATCTGGTCGCCCGTCCGCCAGAACTGGTCGGGGGGAGGCTGGTTCATCTGCGACTGCGTCCGCGCCACTTCGTTCTGGATGTCCTGCTGCTCGAGCGCGACGGCCTGCTCGAAGAGCGGAGTGCCCTTGTACTTCTCGAGCCACTCCTGCCCGCTGTCGCAGCCGAAGTGGCTGAGCTTGAGCTCTCCGGACGCGAGCTTCTTCAGCTCCTCGTCCGGAAGCTTCTTGAGGTTGTCGATGAAGGCCCGCTTCTCCTGCTCGGCAGAAGAAGAACGAAGTGCGACTGCGAGGAACGAGTCGAGCATGGTGTCACCCAGCGAGGAAGGAGAGGTTCTTGCCGATGTCCTTGAGGCTCTTGTGCACTTCGGGACCGCGCACGGCCCCTAGCGCACCGCCCGCGAGAGCGCTCATCCCGAGGGAGGCCCCGGGGTGGGCCTCGGCCGCCTCCCGGAACGCGAGCTGCGTCTTCAGGCGAGCGAGGTCGAGGGCCGCCCGGAAGCTGTCCTGAGCGGCCCCGCTGGCCTCCGCGGCCTGGATGGCCTGGCGGGTCTCGTCGGGGCCTCCGCCCTTCAGGGCCTCGTGGGTCACGCCACCCGCGAGAGCGCCCGCGAGCGCGTACGGAGCTCGCTGCTTGGCGATCTGCATGAGGCCCTGGACCACGTTCCCGACCTTGATGCTGACCTTGCCTGGGCCGCCTTCGCCGCCACCGGGCGGGCCTTGGTCGACGTTGGACGCCGGCGCGGCCTGTCCTTGCTGGGGGCTCTGGGCGGGGGCGTTCCCACCACCCGGCCCCTGCGCCCCTTCCGGAGGCGCGGCACCAGGCGCCGACTGGGCGCCCTGCGCCTGACCGGCCGGGCCTTCCATGGCCGGACCCTGCGCGGGCTGTCCCTGCCCCTCACCGGGGTTCGCGTTCTGGGGGTTCGTGGGACCTCCGGGCGTGCCGCCGCCGTCCGCGAGCTCTCGGAGCTGCTGACGGAGCTGGTCGTGCGTCGCGAGCGTGTCGGCGGCCGTCTGCTTGTTGCGGATGGCCTCCTGGGTCGACTGCACGGCCCGCATGAGCGCCTGGGTCGTGGAGTCGTTCGCCTGCTGCAAGGTCGCCTGCATCCCCTGCTGGAGCTGCTCGTGCTGCGCCTGGAGCTCCTCGAGCTGCTGCTGCGCCTGCTGGGCCTGCTGCTCGAGCTGCTCACGGGCCTGCTGCTCCGACCGCGCCTTCTCCTGGAAGTAGCGGGCCTGGTTCTCGACCGCGGCGGCCTCGGCGGCCTGCTCTTGGGCGAGCATGTTCATCGTGTCCTCGAAGGCGAACTTCACGCCGGCGTGCTTGGCCTTCTCGCGGCGGACGTCGAGCTCCTTGCCGATGAGCTTCCCGCCCTTGCCCCCGAGGTGCTGCCCGAGTGCTGCGGCGGCCACCTGCGCGATCGGGCCGCCCTTCTTGCCCGCGAAGGCGCCGCCGGCGCCACCCGCGAGACGACCCACGAGGTCACCGTAGAGCTCGCCCCGCTGGCCCTCGTGCGCCTTCGAGCGAGCCGCGAGGTTGCCCTCCGCCCGCGTGTGGGCCTTCTCGATGTGCTCGGGCTTCTTGGCGTGCTTCTGCATCACCTCGAAGAAGATCGCCGCGGCCATCTTGGCCGCCGGTCCCGGCACTATCGTCATACGTGGAAGGGCACGAGCAGCGTCACCGATGGAAGGAGCAGGACGACGCGTTACGGCCTGCACGGCCGTCATACCCCCTTGCGTTCCGCGTACGGCGTCTCGGAACCGCTCGATAGCGGGTGACTTGGCCATCTCCTGCTGCATCCGCCCCGTGGCCGTCATGCCCTGGAGCTTCTGACCGAGGCCGCTGAAGAAGCCCTTGGCCTTGTCGACCGCGCCCCCGACGGCCTGCCCGGCCTGATTCACAGCACCGCGGAGAGTGCCCTGCTGCATCTTCGCCGCCGTCCCGGCCATGTCGACCGGAGCCGCCGGCTGCCCCATGGTCTTCATCTGCCCCAGGAGGTTCTGGACCGTCGGCATGTGGGACTGCGGGCCGAACGGCGTCGAGACGTTCTTGGACAGGTTGCTGACCATGCTGGCCGTCGTGCCCGCGATGGGCTTCGCGGCCGGGCGGAACGCGCTCGTGACGCTGCCGCCCACGCCGCCCACACGACCGCCCGTGAAGCCCCACGCGAGCTTCTTCTTGATCTCCTCGAACTCCGCCTGCTTCGCAGCACCCTCGGGCGCCATGCCGGCCTGGTCCTGCACCTGACCGGTCGGGGCCATGGGGACACCCATGTCCCGCGCCTCGTGCGGGAGCATCTGCCAGAGCTCGTCGAGGTGCTCCTGCTCACGGGTCAGGTACTCCTCGATCTTGAACTTCATCGGGTTGTCGCCCGTGATGGCGTGGAGGGCCTTCCACTTCGCGATGCCCTCCTGCTCCATCCGGACCATGGTCTGGATGATCGCCACCGGGTCCGTGTCCGCCGGCGGCGCCGGGATGTCGGGCACGTGCACGGCGCCACCGAGGACGGCCATGCGACGCAGCAGGAAGTCCGCGTGCTCGATCTCCTGCTCGGCGTGGTCCTCGAACTCCTCCGCGATGGAGTGGTGCGAGAGCCCCCGGAGCGAGTTCGCGTACGTCTTGTACGCGTACATGGTCTTGAACTCGTTCTCGACCATGGTGCTCATGAGCTCGAGCGCCTGCGGCACCGGGACCGTGAACTGGCCCTCGAGCTGCCCGGTCTCGTCGGGGGCCTCGTAGGCCATCGAGCCGTGCTTGAGCTTGACGTAGAACGACGCCGCGGCCCCGAGCGAGGTGCGGTCTGCAAGAAGGGAGCGCTCGAAGGACATGCTGTAACTCTCCGTGGAGGGTCGTGGTGACTACGTCATGAGAACCGCAGGCGTTGCAGCGAAACACGACCCCGGTGCCGTGCTTGCCCTGGCGAAGCTGGAGGTTCGAGACCTTGTTGTTCATGCGGTCGCCGTCGACGTGATGGACGGTCTCGTGTTCTGCGAGCGGGCGACCTAGAGCACGTGCCATCACGAGGCGATGCTCGGCAACGTACCCCGACTTGTTCGCCATGCAGAAGAAGGGATCGTCCGCTCGTAGGCGTACGAAAGAGTAACCGCTGGAGCTGGTCGTACGTCCGCCCTTCCAGTTCGGGTGCGCAGCGCGGTAGCGACGAGGGTCCGCCGGAAGCCCAGCGACTTCCAACAGACGGCTCACCACCGGCTGGCTGATGCCGACCTCCGCTGCGATGACCGCTTGCGACAGCCCCGCCTTCCGCATGTCCACCATCTTCTTGAGGGTGCTCTTCGAGACCTCGCCTCGAGAACGGCCCTTCCGCATCTTCACGGCGGCTCGTGCCAGAGCCAGGCGCACCGTCGCCGGAACAACGCTGAAGCGTTGCGCGATCTCGTTGGTGCTCTTCATGGCTTGGTACATCTGCACGGCTTCTTGCTCTTGTTCGGGTCCTAGTTTCCGTCCACGCATTACGGCAATATACACGTAACTATTCGTAGGTCGTAACGACGTGGGTGTTGTCGTTGCTGGAGTACATCTGGACGAAGTACGGCGCGACCGCGGGCACCGGCGAGTACGGAGAGCCGTACACCTTCCCGACCGCGTTCGTGTCCTTGTCGAACCCGAGCACCGTGTTGGCGTTCGTGGCCGGGGTGCCGTCGCCCTTCAGGACCGCGCCCGTCGTGGGCGTGGCCTCGATGAACGCGATGGAGCCGTCCTCCAGCATCTTCACGACCACGGTCGGAATCGCGGTCTCGATCTGGCTCTTGAACTCCTTGTAGAGCAGAAGACCGTTCGGCTTCGCGCCCGCCACGAACGTGACCGTGCCCGCAGGGTTCAGGAACGTGAGCGTGAGCCCCACGAGGTTCGCGCCAGGCGGCCCGCCCTCACGGGGCTTCACGTGGCCGGAGCCGCCCGTGATGCCGCCGTTGAGGAAGTGCTGCACCTGGTCGATGGTGTTGAACTTGCGGACCTTCAGGTTGGCCATCTAGTTGATCTCCTCAGTAGGCGGCGTACGTCGCGTTGACCGCCCAGTACTCGCTGTGCACTCCGACGTTGCTCGGACCCAGGATGCCCTGGATGTTGAGCGCGACCTTCACGCGCTGCACCATCTGGTCCGTGTACGCACGGAAGTACTGGAGCCAGTTCATGAGCATGGGCGTCTTGTCGGACACGCCGACGTTGATGCCGCCGTTGGAGTAGTTGATGTGGTTGCGGGTCTGAAGAAGGCCGACCGACTCGATGAGCGAGATGACCGTCAGGCGCAACATGAGCGCCTGCTGGTTCTGCTGGAGCAGCTCCTCGAGTGAGTAGGTCGTGAGGTGAGGCATCCCGTTGAAGTACGACACCGCGTCCAAGACGGCCCAGGCGATCTGCCGATCGCTGGACTCTTCGCCTCGGACGATGCGGTTGAGCTCCGGGAAGTCGCGCATGTAGAGCCGCACGGTCTGGATGAACGCGCGGGTGGTCTCCGACATGCCGACGATGCCTTGGATCATGGCCTACCCCCGACGGCCCTTCTTGGCCTTCTTCGGAGCCTCGACGTGCTCGACCTCTTCCGGGACGGGAGCGCCCTCGGTGATCTCGAGCTCGTGGTCGCTCGTGGTCTCCGGCGCGGCCGGGCCCCCGAACGCACCGGCCATCTCGGCCTCCGAGAGGTCGCCGGGCGCCGTGGGCTGGAGCACGAACGTGTCCCGGACCTCAGCCACGCCGTCCTTGACCTCGACCTCGGCCACGACCGTCTGGTCCTCGCCGGCGGCCATGTCGACGCCCTGCACGGCCTCCGCGGGCTTCTGGGCGTGGCGCTCGTACCCGGGCTGTCCCGGAGCCGTGAAGATGTGCTGCCCCGGCTTGGGGTCGAGCGCCGCGAGGTCGGGCGGCGGGTTCGGCGAGGGCGGGATCGCCATCGCGGGCGCGGGCGTGAGGGTCTCGAGGTCGACCTTGCGGCCGTCGATCGTCCGGACCTCCGCGATGCCCTGGGCCTCGAGCGCCTTCAAGGCATCGAGGTTGCGACGGAGGTCCTCCTCCGTGATGGTCACGGGCCGATTCGGGATGAGCCGAGCCTGGACGTCGAGGACGAACTGCGTGCGGCGGTGGTGCACCGGAGCCGCGGCACGAAGGGTCCGGGTGCGCGGGGAGCGCACGGTGCTGTGAACCTGGAAGATGGAGGGGGTCTGGTCCATGGCGATCATGGTGTCACGAGAGCGGTCTGTTGTGCACCCACGATACCACCGTGCGGGCAGTAGCCGAAGTGGCCGAGGGAGAAGTTGCAGTTGAAGCAAAGCACCCGAAAGCCGGGCGGGTAGTTGTTCTGTTTGAGCCAGAGGTACGTGTGAGACCCGGACATCCCACGCTCATCGCCCTTCCAGCCCTTCTCCTTCAACATCTCGCGCCGATGTTCGGCGCCGTTCTTTTCGATGTGGTCGATGGTCAAGAACTCGAGATGCTCTTCCTTGCAGCACGCACAAGAAGGACCGCCGTACGCCATCAAGGCCGCCAACTTCAACTCGCGACGGCGCTTCTTCGAGGTCGCGCCGTACCGCTCCTTGTTGGCGTGGTGCCGATCGAGGTGGATCTTCTTGCACCCCAAACACAGAGTGCCGCCCCCCTTGAGAGGAGAGCGGCACTCGATGCAGCGACCTTCCGACTTGAGCTTCTCTCGGCGGGCCGCCACCGCCTTCTTCCGACACCCTTTGCAGGTGTTCCGACTTCTTGAGTAGAAGGCGTCGTCCGGGAGGGTCTCGCGACAGGTGACGCAGGTTCGATGTTCCATACCTCGAGCCGTAGCAGGCCCGAGGCCGGGAAACAATCAGAACTGCGAGACCTGTGGAAACCGGAGGCCCTGATCGACCCGGTTGTTCGCCGCGCCGAGCTCGTCCTCGTCCACCGGGATGAAGCTCGCCAGGAGCCCGTCCGCGTTGTTCGAGGTCGCGTCCGCCGAGTAGAGCTCGAGCTTGCGGACCGACGCGATGTTGATGACCGACATCGCGATGTCCTCCCACGCCTGCCAGGAGATCGTGTTCGCGACCTTGTCGATGTAGAACTTCGTGTTGTTCAGCACGAAGAACTTCCCGAAGAACTCCGGCCGCGTGAACACGTAGATGTTCCCGGGGCGGAGGATGTCGGTCTTGATCGTGCGGACGTACGACAGCCCCAGGAGGGTGTTGTACTTGTAGCCGTCGACCGCCGTCTCCGACTGGAGACGATCGCCGAAGTCCTCCACGGTCCACTGGAGCAGGTCGTCCCAGTCGACCTCCGTCATGAGCAGGCGCTCCGCCCGGAGGCGGTTCCCGTTCAGGAGCTTGCGGAGGTTCACGATGTCCGGGCGCTGCACCGGGCGGACCGTCGCGTCGTTCGTGAGCGCCGTGCGAGCGAGCTCGCCCTTGCGCACCGAGAACTCCACGACCGTGCCGGCCGCGATGGTCGTGCGGTTCAGCGTCGTGACCGTGCCGCCGTTGGCCTCCTGCTGGAGGGCCTGGACGGCCGACTCGATGTGGATCGTGAACTCACGATCCTCGATCTCCTGGATGTCCTTCACCGAGTTGTCCTCGATCACCTTCGTGATGGGCATCTCGTAGGCCAGGAGCTCCTGCTCGGTCTTCTGGAACATCTCCGAGGAGATGGTGAAGAACGCGACCTCCGCCTTCGGGCCGCGGATGAAGCGGGCCGTGGGCTGCCCGCGGAAGGTCACCGACATCGCCCGGGACTTGGGCTCGACGTCGACGATCTTCACGAGGGTGTCGTGGTTGACGCTGCGCTGGCAGTCGGCCCGGGTCACGTTCTCCGGCGGAACGATCTTCCGCGCGTAGCTGACCTCGCGCAGACGATCGCGGATGTACGTACCACCGTACTCCGCGATCTTCTCGCGACCTTCCACCGTGCCCAGCTTCTGGCTGAACATGTCGTTGAGAACTCGTGCCGGGACGCTCATGATCTTGGTCTCCTGTGTGTCTTTGGGGGTGTGCTCGCTGCGTGCCGGCTACTACGAGCGCCAGCCCTGGATGAAGCGGAGCTTGTTGCTGTTGGAGGCGGGGAGGCGAGTCACGTACCCGACGATCGGGTTCGCGTCGCCTGCACCGCCGTGGCCGACCAGACCTGCCACGATCTTGCCGCCGAGGTTGACGCTCGCGACCTTGAGCGGCTGCATGACCGTCGTGATCGCCGCGCCGGCGCCGACCACGAGGGCCGCGTCGAAGATGCGCGTGTCGATCTCGTAGACGCCGAGGAAGAAGATCGGGGTCTTGCGACCCGCGATGGCCTGGACGTCGTAGCGGCCTCGCTCGGCCCAGAGCGGGAAGCTCCGAACCGTCGCCGCGTTGCCGGCTGCCGCGATGTTGGCCGCGCGGACGAGCTGGTACGACCCGTTCAGGGTCATCCACTCGCCGTCGATGAGCCCGAGGGGGTTCGCCGGGTTCACCAGCGTGGGGTCCGCGAGCGGGAAGTCGCGGCGGTGGATCGGGAGGACGTCGGTGACGGGCTCGAAGTTGATGCGATCGATCGTGGACATGTGGTCTGTCTCCTTGTGGGCTGTTCTTGCTAACCCGAGGCCGCCGGCCAAGAACGACTCGAGGTCGGACGTTCCGCCGGGGTGCCGACGGTCGTCCGTGAGATGGCCGAGCTTGGACCACATGTCCGGCCCGACGAGGTTCACCGCATCCCGGAGGCGATCGAGTCGGCCCTCCTGAGCGGCCTTCTCGAGCTGTTCGATGAGAACGTCCTTGGGGGCGTCGGAGATGCCCTTCTCGATCATCGAGCTCGCGAGCTTCTCGACGTCGGTGCGGAGCTCGAGAGCCGCGAGCTTCTCGACCGCGGCGTCACGCTCCTGCGTGACCTGGCGAAGGGTGGCCGCTGCGTCCGCGAGGACTTCGGCGATCTTGGCGTGGGAGATCTTGTCCATGGTCTTCAGCTCACCTTCTCGGCCATCTTCTCGAGGATGGCCCGCGCCGCAGCGGTCTTGATGGACTGCGCACTGCCGATCTTGGGATCGGCCTTCGAGGTCTCGTCGAACGCGACCTGAAGGGTGCTGTCGTGCTTGCTGGAGTCCATGGGCTCGGAGAGCCACTTCTTCATGTCCTCCTTGCGGTTCGCGTACGCCTCGCCTCGCGTGAGGCCGATGGCCGCCTCGTTCGAGGCCAGGGCCGACGTGGGGCCCTTCGGGGCGCCGCCGGCGGGCTCACCGCCCGGCTGACCGGCCGCCGACGCCTGCGGGGGCTGCGCGGGGCCAGCGCTGATGTGCGCCGGGTTGATGGCGTCCTCGGCGAGCTTCAGGCCGAAGCGCTCGAGGTTCGCTCGGTAGAGCTCCTCGGCGGTCTTCTCCTTCGAGGCTGCCGCCTTGACCTTCTCGAGGTTCGCGGCAGCGAGGTCGGCCGCGACCTTCTCGGGGGTCTTGCCGCCGGCGCCCGGCGGGCTCTTGTCGTTCGTCTCGAGCGCGGTCGCGCTCTGCTCGGTCGGACGGACCTTCTCCTCACCCGGGTGCATGGGGACGACGTTCTTGGGCGTCGCCTGACCCTTGTGGTCCGGCAGGGAGGTAGAGGCCGTCGCCTCGGTGACCTGGAGCGCCCCGGGACCCGAACCGGGCTGGTTCTCGGTGGCCGTCTTCGCGAAGACGTCCGAGAGGTAGTCGAGGGCTCCGGCGAGCTTGGTCACGCGGTCGGTCGAGACGCCTGCCGACGCCATCTTGCCGCCGCACGCGCACTTCTCTTTGTCCTTGCCGCACTTCGAGCACTTCTCGGGCTCGTCGTGGGCCTGGCGCTTCGCCTCTTCGGCGATCTTGGTCCGCGACATCACGCCGGCGATGGAGGCGTGGACGAGGTCCTGAAGGTTGGGGGTCGCAGCGGTGTTCATGGGGGATCCGTACTTGGGCTGGAGGGACTTTTGGTCTACCGCACCTGCATCAGGAAGTTCCGGGGCTCCGGAGTTCACCCGGGAGTAGTTGGTCTTCGGCGCGGTACCGGTCGGACCCTTCTTCCCTGGAGCGAACTGCGAGAGGACCTGCACCTCTGGCACAGGAGAGGCCGAAGGAAGGGACCCCACCGCGTTGGGCGGCTCGGCGAGCTTGCGCATCGTTGTGGGGCCCCATTCGGTAAGGTGGCCTCCGGCCAGGTGACGGGAACGCCGATCTGCTCGAGCAGCTCGAGAGCGCGGATGTGCCGCGCGGTCTCGAAGTCCTCGACACCAGCCGTCTTGGTCGACTCCTGGACGCCCAGGAGCAGGCGGGCGTCGAGGTGCTCGCCCACGGCCTCCGCATCGAGACCGGCCTCGTGGGCCAGCTTGACCGCGTACTCGGCCGCTTCGAGGTCGACGGCCGACGCCTTCTTGCTCCGACCGTGCGCCTCACCGGCCGCAGCGCCCGCAGCCGCGCCGCCAGCGCCCGCCGCGATCTCGGTCTTGTGGCTCTTCATCGACTTGCCGAGGTTCTTCAGCTTGTCGCCGGCGTGCTCGACGCCCTTCGTGACGGCCTTGCCGGCCTCGCGAGCGTGCGCCGCCAGAGCCTCGGGCATCTTGCCCGCGATCTTCTTCAGCTCGTTCACGTAGGCGTGCGCCATCACGCGACCGAGGTAGTCGGCCTCGGCGACCTTCGCCTCGGCTTCCTTCTGGAGCTGGAACTCGGCGCGGGCCGCCGCCTCCTTCTCCTCGTCCTTCTTCTCGCCCTCTTCCTTCTTGGCCGCCGGCGGGGGCTCCTTCTTCTCGCCCTCTTCCTTCTTCTCTTCCTCGGCGAGCTTGGTCACGAACTCGGTGTAGAGCTCGTTCACCTGCTCGTCCGAGAGCTTGTTGAGGTCGACGCCGTTGTCGGCCGCGAGCTTCGCGAAGAGGTTGATGGACGCCTGCTTCTGCATGTCCTCGGCGGAGGGAGCAGGAGCGGACTGGTGGGTGCCGTAGGCTTCGGCGAGCATCGTGGACAGGTCGGACATGGGGGAGTGACTCCTAGAAGGTGACGTTGCGGTTGAACGTGTTCTTCGAGGGGGAACCCCTCTCCACGCTGGCGGTGTTCGCCTCCCCGTTGCCGGGGACTCCGAGCTCAGACCAGAAGGCTTGCTTCAGGTGAGCTACGGACATCGGAGTGAATAGCTCGTCGGCGGGCAGATGTGCAAGAAGACCGAGCGACCGGTCTCGAAGACCGGAGCTGCTGATCATGTCCTGCGCCTCTGCCACTTTGTTCATGTGCTCTTGACGGTAGGAACCGTACGCAGCCCCTATCTTACGCAGCAGATCCGTAGAAAGGGAAGAAGGGGGCTTCACTTCGTGTTCCGGACGCTCTCCGGCCCGCGAAAGAACGCGCACCGCTCGACGCTCGATCTGCGGTCCGAAGACGCTGCGATCCTCGAGCAGATGCAGCAGCATCTTGGCCAAGCCGGCGTGCATCGAACCGGTGATGAGCGGCTCGTCGTGCTTCTCTTCCGACTTGGGGAACACGATGCCCTTCCGGTCGAGTTCGTCTGCGAGAGGGCGGTTCCCCATGCGGATGATGATGATCCGCTGGAACTCCCTCGGGCGGAGCGTGATCCCGAGCCCCGAGAGTGTGGCTAGCGAGTCCCCGAGGGGCCGGGTGGCCAGCGCCTCCAGGGTCTCGTCGCCCATCTCCGGCTCGTGCTTGTTCAACACCGGGACGGCCTTGGCGACGAACTGCGACGGGACCGTGTCCTTGTCGATCTCCCCGGCCTTCGCGAAGGCGCCCTTCCCCAAGAAGGCGAGCTTGAAGAGGTCTTCTTCCGTGACCGGCTCTTCTGCCGAGGCCGTCTTCTCTTCCCCGAGGAAGTCGGAGTACCCGAGCTTCTCGGCCACATCGACGCTGGGCAGGGACCAGAACGCGTGAGCGCTGGCGATCTTCATCATCACCTTGGCGGTCTTGTCGGCGCCGATGAAGACGAAGCTGATGTCGAAAAAGCTCGGGTAGTCGTTGTAGACGAACACCTTCCTGCCGTCGGGCAGGATCTTGCTCATCTTGTCGGCCGCGTGCTCGCAGTAGTCGGCTCGCGTGATCGAGAGCCCGCGGATGCCGTGACCGTTCTTCGCCTTGAGCCGGCGGTGGTACTCGAGCACCGCCTCGCCGGCGTGCTTGTGCCGACCCGGCACGAAGGTGGCCTGGGCCTTCCGGTACGTGTCCCAGTCGAGGCAGATCGAGCACGTGTCGTACGGAACCTTGCAGCCCATGCTGACGTCGGGGAACTGCCCCTGCTTCAGCTTGTCCCAGACGCCCGTGCCGCCGAACTTCTGGCACTTGTCCTCGTCGACGCGGATCACGAGCTCGACGCGCTTCATGGCGTCGTTCCAGGTCGCGAGCTCTACCTCCCCGAAGGCACGCGAGGCGTCCTTGTTCCGGTGGTGCGCGTAGGGGTGGGCCCGGTAGAAGGTCGGGAAGCCGTACGGCCAGTTCTTCGCGGTGACGCGATCGACGAGCGGGTTGTTCTTCCACGAGTCGGGCGCGTGGATGAGCGCCGCCTCCGGGAAGTAGTCCCCGTTGATGTTCGACCCCCAGAACTCCCCGGCGCCCATCGCGTTCACGAGCACGTACTGGGCATCCGGGGCTGGCCGAAGGGTCTCGATGTACTTCACGACCTCGGGCAGCAGACGCGCAGCGGCCGTCTTCTCGAACGCCGCATCGGCCTTCGTGAAGAGCGGGACCGCGATGGGTCCGTGCTCGGTCTGCCCGGGGAAGAACGCTGCCTTGAGCATCAGCGGAACATCGCGGCGTGTTGTGCGTACCACTCGGGAGAGCGCATGACGTGCTGCTCCCCCTCCGCCGGCTTCGGACGCTGGCGGATGAAGTCGGCGTGCGACTGCTGCTGGAGCTTCTGCTCGTGCCCGAGCTGCGACATCGCGAGCGTCTTCTGAGCGTCACGTCCCTCGCGAGCGACCTGGTGCTGCGCCTTCACGCTCTCACCGTAGCCCTGCCCGGCCCCGTGTGCGGCCCCACCCAGGAACGCCTTCTCGAGCGGGTTCTCGGGCTCGGACTTCCGGTACTGGAGCGACTCCAGCAAGGCCCCGCCGGCGGCCTCGGGCGTGAAGGTCATCATCCGCCGCAGGTACGTCCCCGCGACCATGGGGTCCTTCGAGAAGCTCGGGTTCATGGAGCGCAGCGAGGAGTACGCGGCGTTGAACTCCTTCGGGCGCTCGGCGTAGAGCGTGTGGAGGTCCTGGTTGAACGGGCTCCGGAGCATGTCCTTGAAGTCCCGCGCCTTCGTGACCGCGTCGTAGATGTGCGAGGCCGCCATGCCCGTCGCCGCGACGGCGCCCGCCGCGACCGCGGTCCCGAGGCCGCCCATGAGCGCCTGCCCCATGTGGCCAGCGAAGTCTCCAGCGCCGGCGTGCTTCTCTTCCAAGTACTCCTCGAGCGGGTTCATCATGGCGTGCCTCAGTAGTACCCGTAGCCCTGCGGAAGAGCCATCTGGGGTTGGTTGTTGTCGCCCGTCACGGCGTTGAGGATCTTCTGGCCGGTGGGCGTCTCGGCGGCCCGGTAGAGCCCGTACCCGGCGGCCATGTGCGGCGCGTACTTCACGGCCGTGCTGGTCAGGTTTCCGAGCGTCTTGGCCCCGCCCGAGCCCTCACCGAAGAGCAACTCTCCGAGACCATGCCCGGCCTCGCCGGCGGGATGGGAGAGGTCGGAGGCGGCCTGCGTGATGCTCTTCACGAGCCCCGGGCTCCGGGTCACCTCGTGCGCCCCGTGCTCTGCCGCCCGAGAGGCGGCCCGAGCGAGCATCTTCTTCTCGACCCAGTCGAGCGGGTTCAAGCCCGCGAGCTTCTCTGGGTCGTAGTTCTGCACGAACGCGTTGATGGTCCCGAGGGCGGCGCCCGCCTGCTCGTGCACGAGACGCGTCTCGGCGAGCTTGTAGAGCACCTGGCAGTACTCCTGGTAGGTGTGCACGAGCGGGTGCGCGGGGTTCGGGGTCTGGGCGCTACCGGTCTTCTCGAGGGATGCCCCGAACGCCTCGACGCTCGGGAAGACCCCGTTCTCCAGCAGCCGCGGCCCGATGACGGCCATGGCGGCCTTGACGTACTCCGGGTCGGACGTGAAGGGCTGCCAGGCCCGCAGGACATCCCCGAGCGGGTAGCCGTTCATGGCCGCCTGCTTGACCTGGTAGAAGAGGTTCTCGGCCAGGTCCTGGTACATGGTCTCGAGGCCCGAGAGCGTGGAGCCCGAGTGCTCGTACAGGCCCGCGACCTTCTCCCGGAGGTCGAGCAGCTCTCCGAGCGGGTTCGCGTACGGGTAGTCCGGGTGCGGCTCCGAGCTTGAGGCGAACTTCTCGAACAGCGCGGTCTCGACGGCCCGATCGAGCGAGGCGTGCTTGCTCTTCCCCACCGGCGGCGCGTTGTAGTCGAGCGTCCCGCGGTCGAAGACCGTGCCCCCGCCGCCATCGTTGAGGTCCTTGAGGACGACCGACGGGTCCGCCGGACCTCCGTCGAAGTCGATCACGCGGTGCGCCGAGCCTTCCTTCCGGAACTCGACGAGGTACGCGTGGGTGTTCGCGAACTCGATGACCCGCCGGACCTGCTCGGGCGAGAGCCCTGCCGTCTTGATGGTCCCCACGACGGAGTCGCTGAGGGTCTTGAAGGCGCCCGACGCCCACTGGTCGGCAGCTCGCTTTCCCATCGTCTCGAGGTCCTCCCCCGAGATCGGTCGTGCATGTGCTTGCTGACGGGCCCAAGGCTCGGGAAGATCGCTCATGGTCGCTCCAGGTTGTTGTACGACCCTAGGAATAGCACATGGCCCTCTCCAATGAGAAACCCGCAGCCGAGGGGCTGCTCACGCTTCGCGAGGTCAGCGACTGGTTGGAAGTCTCCGAGAAGAAGGCCCGGCAGCTCGTCGCCCGACGTCTGCTGGTGCCGGTCTCGGAGGACGGAGAGCCGCGTTTCGACCCGAACGACGTCGCCGACACGGCCCGCGCCCTGAAGAAGAACATCGGGGTCGCGGCCATGTACCAGCACGCCCTTCAGGCGCTGACGATCGCCGCCCGGACGGAGAGGAAGCTCGACGCCCTGCTGGATGCGCTGGGCGGATCCCACCATCCCGTCAGTACCGAACCGCACGACATCATGGCGCTCCATCACGCCTGCCTGAACCTCGAGTACACCGACACGAGCGGCATGACGGCCCTCCAGATCCGCGGGTGGGCGAAGATCTTCCTCGGGATGGACCGGAACTACTTCAAGGCCGCCGACGCGCTGCGGAACGGGTTCTCGTCGTACCGGGCGCCTCTCGACGCCGCGGCCAAGATGCTCCGCGAGGCGCCGCTGCACATCGAGCGACTCGACGCAGACCGCGCTACCTCGTACGCGATCCTGCGATCCGCGTACGCGACGCTCCGACAAGAGGCGTACCTCTACTTGCGAGAGACGGGCGGCAAGGCCGTCGCGGACCGGGCGTTCCCGGACCCGAAGACCACGCACGTGAACGCCATCATCTTGTCGTTGCTGTAGTGCGCTCTGTGGGACTCGAACCCACGACGTTCCGCCTCCATCCGGCGGCTGCTCTACCGTTCTGAGCTAAGAGCGCGTGGCCCGCAGGGATGGAGTCGAACCACCACCTCTCCAGGAACGCAAGGCTCGAGGAGCGATCACCAACTGATCTACCTGCGGATGGTGGGGCGGGATGGAGTTGAACCACCGACCTTCGGCTTTCGCCGACGCTCTACGCTGAGCTACCGCCCCGAAGAACTACCTCAGGAGAGGGAGACACGAGACGTGTCGCCGGAGGTCCTCCTTCCTGGCCGGGACGATCCCGATGGCCATCATGGCGCCGCAGTAGGGCGCGTCGGGCTCGTAGATGCGGACGATCTGGAGCTTGGCCTTCTCGAGCCGGTCGGCCTCGCGCACGAGGGCCTCTTCGGACGGAACGGCCAAGACCACCGCGTAGGTGCCGGCGGGGAGCCCGCCGGGGCTGCTCTCTCCCGCCGCGTGGACGATCTGCGCAGCTTGCAGGCCGCGGGGGAGGTCCGCTCGCACGATCACGTAGTGCGTCAGCGGAGAGTCAGAGAGCAGTTCAGCGGGATGGGAACGAGGACATGCTCAAGGGGTAAGCGCCCACGCGACTTCTGTCAACCCTGCCAGAGCGGACCGGTGTAGCCGGCGTTCAAGGGACCGCGGTTCTGGTCCTCTCGCAACGGGGCGATGATGTCCGGCCGGGGGTGGCGGATCATCGACGCCAAGAAGCAGTAGAGCACCGAGTGGAACGTGTCGTCCGGGCGGTCCTGCCGGTGGCTGTACTGGGTCATGCGCATCGTCTCGTTGTACTCCGAGAAGATGTTGCACATGTCTTGGGCGTACGGCTCCTTGAACTCCACCCAGCGCGGGAAGGTGAGCTGCTTGCGCTTGATGGCGTTGAAGATGTCGCTCATGACCTCGGTCCGAAAGACCTTGTAGCGACGGAGCTTGGGCTCGAACTCCACCTTGCGCTTGCACTTCGCCATGTACTGGAACTTGGCGAGCCGCAGAGGTCCGAACTTCCGCAGGAGGAAGTCGTTCTGGTGGAAGCCGCCGCCGTAGTCGGTCCCGATCACCAGGACCTTGAACTCGGACAGTAGCTCCTCGATCATCTTCAACTGCGTCTCGGGGTCGAGCTCCGTCCCGGTGAACCGGTGCGCGTAGATGATCGTGAACTTCGAGGCCACGTAGGTCCCGAGCGTCAGGACCGTGTAGCTGTTCTCCCCCGTGCCCCAGTCGATGCCCGCGAAGATGGGGTTGTCCTGGGTCTTGAACTGCTCGAGGTAGTCGGGGTGCATCGTGACCTTCTCGTCACAGCACTCTCGGACCTGGCCCATGTTGAGGGGGCGCATCCCGGAGTCGTACGAGAGCCCGAGCACCTCGTTGTAGAACTTGTCGCGGGGGTACCGGGCGTAGTCGAGAAGGATCTCGTCCCACGCCTTCCAGGGGACCATGAGCTGCGGGATCCGGTAGCTCTCGAACACGCCCCCAGACACGAGCGAGGCCCACTGGGCATCGGCGTCCTGCGGGTTGATGAGCTCGCCGCACTTCTCGCAGATGAGCCCCTTCTTGCCGATGTGCTTCTCGCCGAGGATGTTCCACCACTTGCCCGTGTCCCCGCCGTGCCGGTGGCAGGGCACGACCCACTCGCCCTGGTTGCTCATCGGCCGCCCCTGCGCGAACCCGGAGCGGTAGTACTCGATGTTGTTGTCGAGGCTCTTGGGCGTGCCGGCGTAGCAGTACTGCTTCCACTTCTCGGGCGCGTGGCTGGTGCACTGCTCGATGATGGGGATGTTGTCCGACAGGAGGTCCTGGAACTCGTCGAGCAAGAGCATCCAGGCCGCGATGCCACGGGTCCGGTCGGCGTTCAGGAACGCGTTCCGGAGCGTGATGGTCGAGAAGTTCACGAAGCGCTTCTCGAAGACGTTCTGGGACAGCATCGAGTTCGTGAACGACCTCAAGATGTCCGAGGTCGCGATCGGCTGTCGGATGCGGTCGTTCGAGAACGTCTTGGTCTGCGTGCTCGTCGGCGAGACGTAGAGGGTCAGGAAGCTCGGGACCAGGGACGAGTACGCGAGGGCGCGGTTGCCCAAGTAGGTCGACTTCTCGACCTGACGGGCGCACATGAGGTGGATGCGCCGCGCCGGCGTGTCGTAGATCTGCCGCATGTGGCGGCGACCCTCGAAGGAGAAGTTCTCGAAGCCGGGGACGCCGTCCGACCGCGGCATCCGGAACGCGACCTCGGTGAACTCCGAGAGGGTCAGATTCGCGAGCTCGACCCTCTCGACCTCCTGCTCGAAGAGCTCGTGGAAGTCCTTGATGGTGTTCTCGGGAGCCCGCCAGATCGGTCCGAGGACGGAGTCCTCCAGGTCACTCGAATCGTCGAACCCATCCTCGTCGACCTCGAACACGTAGTCGCGTTCAGCGACGCCCCACCCCGGTGGTAGGCTGTACGGCGTGTTCCCGCCGGAGAAGACTTCAGACGTGGGAGCGGTCATCCAGAACCTCTGGGGGTCGTTGCACCGTGCCTCGAACCACCTTGGCACGAAGTCACTGGTGCGACCCTACTCGACTGGGCGGAAGTACTACGTGGCGATCAACCTGAACGAGGAGATCGCCCCGAAGTGCCTCGACCCCATGAAGGACTACATGCGGGCGTACGCAAAGGAGTCGGGCTGGACCATGAGCCGCTTCCGCGTTCATCGCCGTCACGTGGACTTCGAGTTGAGCTTGGCCTCGAGAGAGCGGTAGAGCCCGGCCACGAGCTCGCCCAGGTCCTCGGCTCCCGCGAAGCCTGCGGCGTGGAGCCACCACGAGTTCACGCCCAGGTCGTTGATGTGCTGAGCGCGGAGCCGGGGGTAGCCGACCTTGAAGTGAGCCTGAGCCACCTCGTTCAGGGCCGCCGCGAAGCGGTCGTCCCAGTAGGCCGCCAGGTTCCCGACGACCGGGAAGTCCTTGAGGTGGTCCGGGAGGAAGAAGTGGAACACCAGGTCCTCTCCGTCCACGGCGACTTCGGCGTTGAACGCCGCGGTCTTGGTCTTGACGAACTCGAGTGCGGGAACGTCCAGGTCACCGCCGCTGAAGGCGGTCTTGATGTCGCTGAGGCGCTCGGCCTCATGCGGTTCGGGAGTAGCCATCACTTCTCCTTGTGGTCGGGGTCGATCACGGCCGTGTCGGCCGTGTGGTTGCCTTGCGTGAGCTCTGCGATCATCGGCACGGCCTTGGTCTCCTGCTTGAGCCGCACGCTGTCGAGTTGCTTCGTGATGACCGCCGTGACGTCGATGTCGTCGGCCAAGAGCTTCTTGAAGGTCTGCACGACCCCCGCGAGCAAGCTGGCCTCCGTGGCTCCTTGCTGCCCGCCTCGGCAGACCGCTTCGTACGTCTGCAAGGTGCTGGCGCCGATGATCTCCTGCGCTGCCTTGGAGAAGTTGAGGTTGCCGATCGGGAGCCCGAGGCGGTGCCCGATCAGCCGAGCGTTCAGCTCGTTGTTCGGCAGCGACGCCGCCGAGATCCTCGGGTCCAGGTACGACGCCTTCTTGAGCGCTGCCGCCTGCTCAGCGACCTCCGGGCTCGGGTTGCGGCGGCACGCCCCATCGATCCGCAGGTGCAGCAGCGCTCGGATCTGCACGACGTCGAACATGGTCAGGTCCCAGTACCCGTAGAGGTACGCCGAGACCGCGCCATCGGGGATCAGGCGGCCCTCACGACGCAGCGCCGCCGTGATGGTGACCTCCGGCAAGCCCGACAACGACAGCGCCTCGATGTGGAGCTTCGCGGACGGGTTCGTGAGCAGCATCCAGGCGGCCTGCGCTTCGAGGTCCGGATGGAAGAAGGAGTAGACCTCCTGCTGCCGGAGGAACTTCACGGTCGGGTGGTGCCGCCCATCTTCAGGGTAGAAGACCGGCGGCGGCTTCAGGCTCTCCCGCAGCTCCTTGATGTAGTCCGGCCCGATGGGGTCGAGCTCGAGTCGATCGAGCTTCTTGATGATCTTCTCGTTCGAGTACTCCGCGGGGTGCAGGATGAGCGCCTTGATGTAGCGCTCGGCGGGGCTACGAAAAAGCGCCATGGGTCAGTTCTTCTGGAACGCGAGGACGTTGAGCCCCTCGATGACGTCCTCGAGACCCTTCATGGCCCGCTCGAGCGCGTAGACCGGGACCTCTCGCAGACCGAGACGAGCGGCCACCAGGAGGTCACCGAGGTGCGCCTGCGCCTCGTCGAGCTGCGGCATGTACGACACGAAGGTCATGACGTTCTCGGGGTTCAGGAACCCGAGGCTCAGCATCGTGTCGACCGCCAGCGGGTCCGGCACGAAGGCCGCCTCCTTGGCGAGGTTCTGACGCAGCTTGACCGTGAAGCTCGGCGAGGCGCTGGCCGTCTTGATGGCTTCCTCGTTCACGAGGGCCGACGGAGAGATGTCTCGCGAGACCGCCACGGTCACGGGCGCCATGCGCTGGATGGTCTCGGCCATCTTGCGGATCCCGATCGCGGGAGGAACACCGAGCCCCGCCAGGTAGAAGAGCGTGTCTTCCATGGAGAGCAGCTCGCGCTCGTCCTTCGCGACCTTCTCGATCGGCCCGCCGGAGATCGAGAACGACCCCGACGCGTCGCCGCGGAGCTGGACCGAGAGCGGGATCTCCGCGACCTTCATGTACTCGTCGGGGTGCGCCACGAGCGAGACGGCCTTGGTGCCCTCGAGGGGCAGCCAGCGCCAGTCCTCCGGGATGCAGAGGTGCTGCTCGTCCGCGAGCGTGGGCTTCTGGATGCCCTGCTCGATCGAGACCTGGATCTCGCGGCCCTCCATCGTGTGCCCCACGAGGGCCACCTGCCCGTCGGCGCCGGTGAAGTTCATCTGGAGGTCCATGGGGACCATGGCCTCCACGCGTCCGTTCGGGAGCACCTTGTAGAAGGCCCCGTAGCCCTTCGGGCGGCCCGTCGTGACGCTCAGGCCCTCGGCCACGCGCACGCCGACGATCTCCCCCTGGACGGCCGTCTGGGAACCGTTCGTGAAGAGCGTCATGGGCAGCGGGTGCCCCTCGACGTCGATCAGGTTCGGGAACGCGAACCCGATGAGGTGCTTCCCCTCCTGGTCCTGGACCTTGTAGATGCCGTAGTCGGTGATGAGCTTCGGGGTGTCGGACTCCGTCTGCTCCTCGGGCTCGGAGGCGAGGTCTTCGCCCATCGCGCTCGTGACCGAGCCCGTCTTGTCGATCAAGAGCGCGACCTCCGCTCCGACCGTGCGAACGAGCTCGCCGCGATCGACCCGCTGGATCGTCGGATGCCAGTACTGCGCCGACGCCTTCTTGACCACGTAGCCCTCGTTCGTGCGAGCCACCTGGATGACGCTCGGGATGAGCGCGTGCGCGACCTTCTCGGTCAGGGTGCGGGCGGCCTGCGGCTGGAACCCCGAGAGCACCTTCAGGGGATGCGCCATCGCCTCCTTGTTGTGCACGAGCCACTCCGCGACCTCCTGAAGGCTCTCGGCCGTCCGGGTGTAGTCGGACTCGAGCGCCGTCGGGAGGACGGCCTCGAGGATGGATGCCTTCTTGCCGAAGAAGGCCGCCGCCCGGCCCAAAAGACCCGGCTTCGCGCCCGCCTTGGCCACGGCCTTCGGAGCGCTCTTGGGAAGTGCGGCGGCCTCCGCTCGCATCTTGGCCATGTCGTCCGCAGAGATGGACCGCGTCGGGGTCGGATCTGCCCCGCCCTCCTTCCCCATGCCGGCGCTCATGGTCGCCCCGCCACCGCCGAACCCGTAGTTCTGACGGTACGGCGGGTAGAGGGCCGAGATGAGGCTCTGATCGCCCGGCGTCCGGGACGTGACGTCGAACACCTGCGGGCGGAAGAGCGCGGAGCGCAGGCGCCGCTCGGTGAGCGGGAACACCTTCGCGTCCTCCGTGACCATCAGGTCGAACGGGAAGAGCTTCCCGTCCCGCACGATGATCGGGATGCGGACGTGCCGGATGCCCGCGACCTGCGCGGCCGGGTCCCCCTGCGAGACGTTGAGCTCGGTCTTGTTGCCGACCTCGATGTGCCCGAACGCCGTTCCCCGCTCGCCGTCGAGGCGATCCATCACGACGCTCGGGTCGTAGTCGGCGATGAACGGCGCCTGCTTGTAGATCTCCTGGAGGATCTCTTGCTGCCAGCCAGAGGGATCCTCGGGGAGCGTGACCTCGGCGGCCGTCTTGCTGAACTCGGGGAGCTTGGTGTCGAGGAAGAGGTTCATGGACGAGCCTTCAGGGGAGCAGGGGGTTGAACAGGAACTTGAACGAGGCCGAGGCCCCGGGGGCAGCGGTAGCTAGCATCATACCGTAGGTCTGGTTGATGGGCAGGAAGCCGTCAGCCGCGAAGTTGTAGCCGGCGATCTGGGCCTGGGTCGTCTGCATGTTCTGGGCGGACCACGCGTACATCACGAGCCCGCCCAAGGACAAGGCCGCCTGGAGCTGCGCCACGAGGTTGATGGCTGGCAACTTCACCTGAAGGGCTAGATCGATGGCCAGGTTGATGCCGCCGATCTTGATGGCCAGCGAGGCTATGAGCGCCAGCGAAGCGGAGATCTGGATGCTGAGCGGCGGGATGCCGATCACGAGCGCAGCCTTCAAGGACGCCACGACCTGAAGGGCCGCCTGGATGGCTGCCTTCAAGGCCGAGAGGGGATCCCCGAACGCGATCGTGATCCCGACGGCCGCCTTGAACTGCGCGACCAGGTCGAGCTTCAGGGGCCCGAGCCCGAAGGCTCCGAAGATCAGCACCTGGATCTGCGCCAGGATCGGCGGGATGACCAAGAGCGCCTGTGCGTTCGCGCCTGCGCACACGCTCATGGGCACCGGTCCGATGATCTTCGAGAAGGCCGTCATGCGTTGCTACTTTCCCACGAACGGGGCCGCGGGTGGGTGCTTCAAGTACCGGATGGCCGCCCGGAGGAGCTCAGGGTCATGGAGGAAGTACCCGATGCCCGTGTTGCACGCCTTGCAGAGAAGCCCGCGGATCTTGCCCGTGTCGTGGCAGTGGTCGACCGAGAGCCGGTACACCTTACCGGCCCGCACCCACGTCTCGGTCTTCTTGCAGATCGCGCACACGCCCTCCTGCGACTTCTCAAGAATCTCGAACTCCTCGAGCGTGATGCCGTAGGCGTTCTTCAACTTCAAGCTCAGAACATGCCGAGGGTTCTTCTCCCGCTGTTCTCGCATGTACTCACGCGCCCGCGCCCGCTGTGCGTCCTTGTCCCGAGCCGCCTCACGTTCCTTCACCTTCTCAGGATTCCGCGCGGCCCAGGATCGGGTAGCCGCTAGCGCCTTCTCTCGATTCTCGGGCTTGGACAGGTACCGAGCCTGCGCTTCACGCTGCCGTTTCTTCTTCTCTTCGTCGGTGGCCATGCCCTGCATCATACGTGGTAATCCCGAAGCTAGCCAAGCAAGTTTGGGTTCCCCGAAATTATGCTCCCGTACAACGGCGTCACGAGCGTGATGGTGCCAGTGAACGGATTCCCGCTCACGGTACCGCTCACCTGCGCGACCGGGAGCACGATGGCCACGCTGTCGCCCTGGCGTGCGATGGGCTGCGTGCCCGCCTGTAGCCGCACCACGTCGCCCTTGATCTCCACGAGCGGGCCGCCGAGAACTTGGAAGCCTTCGTCGGTGTCGAGCGTGAACTGCTTGCACTTCAACGCCGCGTTCCCGACCACCCGCACCTTGAGGTCCTTCTTGAAGCCGAAGAACGCACTGCCCTCCGCCCGCAAGAAGATGTTGCCGCCGCGGTCGTAGAAGAAGCGGAGCTTGGTCTGGTTGTGGGTCGCCCCGCTGGCCACGTCTCCCGAGCCCGCCTTGAAGCCGCCCTTCGCGACCGTGACCTCGCAGACGATGAGCTCGTCGGTCCCGAGGTGGAGGGCGTTGATCTCGTCCGAGAACCCCGCGTCCCCGTCCGGCTCTCCGACGGGCGAGAAGACCTTCCCGGTCGCGATGCGGATGTCGCAGAACTGGTCGTTCGCGAAGACCCGGTAGGTCTGCATGTGCTGCGCCGGTGGGTTCTCGACCGAGGGTCCTTCCTGCAAGCCCCACTGCACGCCGCCGCCGACGTTCATGTGCTCGTAGAAGCCGGAGATGTCGAGGATCTTGTTCGCGAGCGGGATGTACATCCGCTGAGCGATCTCGGTCGCCCCGACCTGAAGAACACCTCCCCGGTGCAGCACCACGAAGTTGCCGTCGCGCCCGCGGAGCCACAGGTCGCCGGGCTTGCCCGGAGGACGGCCGGCATCGAAGCGGGCCGTGACCTGCGGGTACGGGACCTTGCCGCCGTGCGAGGTCGTGCCATCGGGCGCGTCGCTGCCCGTGAGCTCGGCCTGGTTCGGCTCCTGGGTGCCGAAGATGGTCGTGACGATCGCGTCGTCCGGGTTCTCGAGCGGCTTCTCGGTTCCGCCCACGACCTCCATGGGCGCCACGAAGCCCGACACGAACGGAGGCGAGGTGTCGCTCGGGATCGTGATCATGCAGACCGCCCCGACGTCCGGGAGGATGTAGACGCCCTCCCCCTGGTTGTAGTGGAGGTAGAGCGCCGAGACCTGGATGTCGCGGTAGTAGTGCCGGTCGTACTGGCTCACGACGTCCACGGTCCAGTTGACCGTGTTCACGTTCACGACGCGACCCTGCATCGTGACGGCCGAGTCCATGCCGGCCATGTGGAACTGCGTACCCCAGAAGCGCTTGGCCATGGGTCAGTAGTGGTGCGGCTGCACCGTGAAGGGGCGCCCGGGAACCGGACGAGCAAGCTGCGGCTGCCCGAGCTCGGCGCCGTACGCGATGCCGGGGATCGGGTGCGCTCCGTGGATGTTCGAGACGTGCCCCTTGGACGCGGCGTCCATCAAGGTCTCCTTGAGGCGCTGATGCTGGAGCTTCGCCATCCAGTCCTCCGTGAGTGAGAGCGGCAGCATGTCGACGCCCTTGAGGACGGGCTTGTGTGCGATCGGCCGCTGACCCTTCAGCTCATCATCGTTCATGCGCCGGATCACCGACGTCGGGTAGAACTCTCCGCGCAGCACGTGCGGGTGGTCGCCGGGGTCTTCGATCTTCGTCAGGTTGCTCATCGCCTTCACCATCGTCTCGATGGCGCGGCGCCGGATGCCCTCGCTCTTGTAGAGCCCGTGCATCTCGTCCGTGAGGAAGTTCTGCACGCGGTCCATGCTCTTCGTGGCCTCATAGAACGTGTGCGGGTTCGTCCACGTCCGGTTCGGGTCGGACAGCGGAGCGCCCGCCTCGTAGTAGGTGCCCACCGACGGCGGCTCCCAGGGCTTGTAGTCCTTGATCTTGCCCGCGTTCGGAAGAGGCTCGTGGAGCGCAAGACCACGCTCGTCCTTGCCGACGAAGTGCGCTCGCCCGCCGATCCACACGTGCACGCCCGTCGGGCCGTGCTCGACGCGGTCCACCTTCCCGCTCGTCATCGCGAGCGTGGCCGCGTTCGGGATGGTGGTCGGGAGCTGGGTGAGCTGGTTGAAGCGGTCGAAGGAGTTGAGGACCTTCGAGCCACCGCCCGACTCCGCGACGCCGCCCGTGTGGAAGCTCTTCAGGGTGAGCTGAACGGCTCGCTCCCCGATGGCCTGCGCGGACAGGATGCCGATGTTCGTACCCAAACCGTGCGGCTGCCCCGTGATGCTCGGGCCGACGCAGTGCTGGCAGACGCCCTTGTCGCTCTCGCACTTCAGAGCGCTCCGGACGAGGACCTTGGCGTTCTTGTCGACCGAGCGGATCTGTCCGATCTCCTTCGTGGTCAAGAGCGTCCCCGCCGGCAGGTGCATCCCGCCCGACTTGAAGTCGGCCGCGAGGTGCCGGTCGTGCACGTCGTCCTCGTCGATCGACAGCGAGACGCCCTTCTTGGTCCCGCAGTCCTTCCGGTCGACCAGGAGGTTCATGGCCGAGTTCATCAGGAGCTTGGACATGTAGCCCGGCTCCCGAACCTCCTGGACCTTCATGACGGCGCCACGACGAGCACCGTGGAGCTGCGTCCAGTACCCCGCCGTGTCGAGGCCCTCCGCGTAGCTCTTGGTGACGGGCGTAGCGAGGTAGTTGTCCTTCGAGTCCTTCATGACCACCGGCGCCAGGACCATCTGCTTGTACTGGTCCCAGCTCGGCTTCACACCCGCCTGCGACATCAGGAGCAAGTTCGACGGACGGTCGCCGAACTCGCTCTTGTGCGCCTCATCCATCTTCTTCGAGGCGGCCAGGTACTCCTGCACGATGTGCTGGTCCTTGTAGCGCTCCGGGATCGTCTTGCTCGCCTTGATGGCTTCGGCCTTGATGGACGCTGCGTTCAAGGCGTCCGCTCGGTTCTTCTTGTCGGCGTTGAAGTCGTCCAAGGAGAACGAGTGGGTCCCGATCGGCACGTACCCGTCCTTGACCAAGTCGGTCTTCACGACCCCGAAGGACGCGTTGTACCCGAGGTCCTTCACGTCGTTCACGACACGACCGAAGTCGTGGCGGTGGTCGCGCCCCAGCGTCGAGAGAAGGCCGTCGAGGCCCTTCTTGTCGATCTTCTTGCTGAAGTCCGTCAGCATCGCGTGTTGCATCGGCGGGGGAAGGACGTTCGCCAAGAGCACGCGACCTGGGGTGGTCTTGACGCCGCCCACCTGCACGACGTCGGAGTACTGGACCTTCCCGCTCTTCAGCGCCTCGGCCGCGTCGGCCTTGGTCGCGAAGCTGTGGCTCGTCTCCTTCCCGACGAGCGAGAGCTTGTAGAGGCCCAGGGCGCCCTCGAGCGTGGGCTGGTACATGACCTTCCCAGACGCCTCCGCGAAGAGGTTGTTCGAGGGGAACATCTTCCGGGCCTCGGCCACGGCTTCGTGTCCGACCGGCACGAAGGCCGCCATGGTGTCGCCGTCGAAGTCGGCGTTGTAGCCGCCCGTCACGAGCGGGTGGATCTTGATCGCGTTGCCGTCCACGGCCTTCGCCCGGAACGCCTGGACGCCGTAGCGGTGGAGAACCGGGTCGCGCTTCAGGAGCACCGGGCGCTCCGCCATGACCTGGTCCAGCGCCTTCCAGACCATGGGGTCGTTGCGCCCCTTCGTGTGCGCCGCCAAGACCGCCTGCGCGTCGAGCGCCGTGGGCGCCGTTCCCTGAAGGACGAGCTGCCGCACCACGAAGGGACGGAAGAGCGTGAGCGCCGCGTCCTTCGGGAGACCGACTTCGTCGAGTCCCAGGGCCGGCTCCGGAACGATCGTGGACCGCATCGTGAGGTCCTGCCGACGGTTCATGAGCGTCTTCTGGAAGTAGCCCTCCTTGGGCTGCGTACCGGAGATCTGCTCGAGCAGACCCTTCTGCTTCGCGTCGACGTTCTTCGGTCCGACGCCCATAAGCGCCTTCACGCCGTCGTAGAGGTCAGACCGCAGGGTCGTCTTCTGCTTCGCCGAGAGGTTCGCGGACAAGACCGGGTCCTTCAGCTTGTCGTTGATCTGGGCGAACTGCATGTAGAGCCCATTCACGTCCTCGTAGCGAAGAGCGCCGCTCTGCATGACGCTGAGCGGGCGGATCACCGGAGGAAGGACCGGGAGGTTGTGGAGCACGTACGCATCCGAGGGCTTCTGGATGCCAAGCTGCTGAAGCGCCTGGAGGTACTTCACCTTCTTGAGGTTGCGATCCACGTCCGCAGGGCGCGACGCGCTCAGAGCCGTGCGGGCCTTCTTGAGCTCGGACGGTACGTCGATCTTGTCGAGCAGCAGCTTGATGCCCGCGCCGCCCGTCGTGCCCTCCCCAAGACCCACGACCTTGCCCGTCGTCGGGTGAATGGCCTGCTCGCCGCCCACGACCGCGTCGTACTGCTTCTGGCTCAGCCCGGTCAGGCGCTTGATGGCGCTCTCGAAGACGGGGTTCGGGATCGGCTCCGCGAGAGGGATGTGGCTCCACTTCGTACCGCCGTGCCCGCCCGTGACCTTCTCGTCGAAGATGCCTCCGGGAATCGGCTGGTACTCCCCCGACTTCTCGACCTTGGTCCGCACCGCGCGGCTCGGCGCCGAGAGCGCCCCCGCCGACATCGAGAGAATCTGCTTGTCCGTCATGGGCCCGAGGATCAGCTCGTGGCCCTTCTTCTCGAGGTTGATGCCCGCGCCCTTCAGCATCTCGGTGAAGCGGTGGAACGCGAACGTCGACCGAGGAGGCGGGAGCGGGGTGCCCTCCTGGATGGCCTTCCAGACCTGCGTGTGCTGCGCCTTCCCGCGCTCGCTGGGATCGCCGACGTACGGCCACTTCTTCATCTCGTCGGTCTGCGGGTCGACGCCCTCCGACTTCCAGGTCTGCATCTCCCGGATGTTGGCCTTCGCGCCGTGCGCCAAGAGCGCGTACATCCCGAGCGCTCCGATGGTCTGCCCGCCACCCGGCCCACCCCCAGACGGCTGGAACGTGAGAGAGTCGTACCCCTCGTTCGACTGCACGCCGGGAAGCCCCATGCCGGAGCGCACCGAGAGCTTCTTGTCGACCTGGTGCACGAGCTTCATCATGTACTGCGGGCCCACGAGCGCGGGGCCGAGAGGCTGCTTCGTGATCGGGTCGATGAGGTGCTCGGTGTCGCTGATGCCGTGCTGCTTGAGCTCCGCCTTCACCTTCTCGAGGTGGTCGGGCACCTTCGGGTCGAAGTTCTGCACCACGTAGGGCTTGCCCGTCTTCTGGGCGATCTTCCCGACGGCCGTCTCCAAGACCTGCCCGATGTTCATGCGCCCAGGGACACCTGTCGGGTTCAAGAGCACGTCGAGCGGCTTCTTCTTCTCGTCGTGCGGCATCTCGTGGTCCGGGAGGATCAACGTCACGATGCCCTTGTTGCCGTAGCGTCCCGCGATCTTGTCGCCGATCTGCATCGGCTCGACCGTGCGAACGTGCACCGAGATGTTCTTGCCCGTCTTGTGGACGCCCACGACCTCGCCCTCGACGTCGCTGTCCCAGCGCACCGAGCGGTCCGTGAACTGGTTCGTGAGGCTCTTGCGCATGGCCGCGAGCCCCGTTCGATCCTTCATCTCGTAGGGCTGCATGGCGATGATGAGCGGGTCGCCTGGGCGCACCTTCGTGCCGGGGCGCACGACGCCGTCCTCGCCGATGTGCTTGTACTGGTCCGTCCGGAAGGTGCCAGCGAACTTGCTGTCGAACTTCTTCACGTCGTGCACGAGCTTCTCGTCGCGCTCGAGGTCGTACTTGTGCATGTGTCCGCTCGCGAGACGCGCTGCCGCGCTCTCGGAGATCACGACACCGTCCTCGAAGTTGTACCCCTTGTACGGCACGTACCCGACGCGCAGGTTCGTCCCGAGCGCGAGCGTTCCGTTCTTGGAGTAGTTCGTGTCCGCCACGATCTGGTCGGCCTTGACGCGGTCGCCGGGCTTCACGAGCGGCGTCGAGTGCATGACGCTCTTCGTGTCGTTGAGCGGGTAGTTGTTGTAGAGCTGGACCGTGTGGGTCTTGCCCATCGGGTCCGTGATGGTCACGTGCTTGTCCGTGACCTCCTTCACGACCCCCGCCGCCGGCGCCGCGTGAGCGACCTGCTGACCCACGACCTGCTCGAACGTGGCCATGCCCGGCTTCGAGACAGGCGTCCCGACCTGAACCAGCGGTGCCTCGCGATGCACGAGCGAGATGGCCTGCTCCATGTGCCGGGCGGCCATGCCCGCTCGACCGCCTGAGTTGTTGCCCAGGAACGGCACCAGGTTCGAGGTCAGGTTGAAGAGCTGGCTCGGGTGGCGGAGCGCGTAGTCGGCTTCGGCCAGTCGCACGTCCTCGATGGCGCCCCCGCTTCCGACGACCTTCACGGTCGAGAAGTTCGCGGTCGGCTTTCCGTCCTTGTAGGAGATCTGGTCGGGCAGCGCGACCCTGCTGGTCAACATGGTCGCCGGGCCGATGTACTCCATCTTGCCCGTGCGGAGGTTCATGGCCGGCACCTTCGCCTCGTTCCCGATCTTCGTCACCCCGAGAGGGAGCCGCAGCGTGACACCCGTCTTCTCGCCCTCCGGGGTGTTGATGGGGTCCAGGAAGCCGATGTGCGAAGGGTTGATCATCTTCGCTTCCTGCGTGATCTTCCGCTCGCTGTTGATGCCGCCGGGACCCATGATGGTCGTCTGCATGGCCGACGAGATCATCTCCAGCGGGTTGATCTGCTTCGCCGGGTTCGCAATGGCCGTCTTGTGGAAGATGAACCGGATGGGCTCGTTGAAGAGCTCGAACCGGATCGCGTCGCGGACCGTGTTGACCTTCCCCGAGTTGAGCTGCCGCTGGATCTTCGTCGTGAAGTTCCGACCGCTCGACTTCATCTGGTCCTTCACGAAGTCGCCCACGGACCGCAGCGACTTGAAGACCAGGCTATCGCGATCGTCTTCGGGCTGCCCACCCTGCACGTCGAGGAGCTTCTTGGTCGCGAGGTGAAGGGTCTCTCCGTTGACGGACTCGAACGGCTTGCCGAGCGTGACCTGCGTGACCTCGGGGCTGAGGCGCGACTCGCCAAGCATCCGGTGCAGGTAGTCCTCGGCGGCCTCCTTCGAGGGAGGCGTCTGGCCCGTGCTGGTCTTGTAGAACTGCGAGACGGCCGTATCGAGGCGCTTGCCCGTACGGTTCGCCTCGAAGACGTCCTCTCCCCAGGTTTTCTTCAGCGTCTCGTCCGTGACCCCGAGCGCCTTCAAGATCGGGTAGGCCGGGATCTTCGCCTTCTTGTAGTCGATCTTGAACTGCTTCGAGCGCGGGTCGAAGCGCACGTCGAACGAGGAACGACCGACGACGTTGAACTGGCTCTCGAGCTCCCCGTTGTCTCGGCGCCGCGTGTAGACCCCCGGCTTGAGCTGCCACTGGTTGTCGATCTGGTACTCCTGCCCGTCGACGATGTACGAGTAGCGGGAGGTCTGCTTCGGCACCTCCGCGAGCTGGATGCGCTTGGAGTCGACCGTCTTGCCCGTCGCGTTGTCCACGAGGGACACCACGCCGTGCACCGGGGCGGCCCAGCTCTTGCCGTTGATCTTGGCTTCGTGCTGCGCGTGGATGTCGTTCGGGTGCAGGGAGTCGTCGACGTGCACGTCCCCCAGAACCAGCGAGTGCGTCTTCCCCTTGACGGGGAAGTTGCTCTGGATCCCCTCGATCACGCGGTCGCGAAGGTGCTCGAACGCTTCCTGCTGGTTCAGGTACGCCATCTGGGATTCAAGGTAGCCCGGCCACGAAGCGGGTCGCAAGTCGTCATGGGGCTGCGGAACAAGAACCTTGGACGCGAATCATCGCGCGGACAAGGAGACTTGATGGCTCAGACCGACCCGAACGAGAAGGATCTGCACGACAACACCGGCGCCCGCTTCGAGGCGGCGATCGAAGAGATGTTCCAGGATCCCCCGCAGGAGGACGAGCCCGAACCGGAGACGGACTCGTGAAGCTGCTGCTCGTGTTGGCCGCGTGGGCCGGCTTTCTTCGCGGGCTCCTGGACTGGCTGAAGGAGGAGCGAGCATGGCTGACGTGATCGTGAACGTCCACCGAGAGCGCGAACGGCTGGAGCCCCTGGCCGGTCGCGTTCTTCAGGAGACCTTCGACCTCGTGGGGACGCGCATCCGCGACCTCGACATCCCCAAGAGGATCTGGACGATCAACAGCTTCTTGGCCCCGCTCCCTGGTCGGATGATCGGCGGCGTCAGGGCTCGGCTGGTCGACCAGAAGGGCTTCGTGACGTTCCTGAACCAGCGCGACCTGGAGGTGATGCTCAAGCGGGCGGAGCCGGGGGAGCGCTGCCCGTGGCTCGGGAGCGACTACGAGAGCCCGTTCGACCATCGAAGGTGGATCGGCTTCTTGGTCGACGGCGAGGACATGGAAGACGACCTCTTCATCCGAGAGGCCGACCTGCGGGTGACCCAGACCGAGCTCACGGGCGGCAACATGCTCCCGACGGGCTTCGAGATCACGCGGCTCCTGCACCTCAACGAGAAGACGGACGTCGAAGAGCTGCTCTACCTGCGCGGCGACTTCGACCCGGCAACGGGGCTGTACCCCGACACGCGGTTGGAAACGATCGGCAACCGATGGGTATCCGTCGAGAGGAGGGCCGTCCGATGGCCGGAGATCTGACCTACTACGGGGCGTACGAGCCCGACGGAGAGGACGAAGGCTACGAGATCCCCGAGGACGCCACGACGCACATCTGCGAGGGCTGCGGTGAGTTCCTCCGCAGCGACGTCGTGGTCATGCTGCTTGAGGCCGGCGTCGCGTACATGTTCAACGACGCCGACATCGAGTACCAGACGTTGCTGGACGAGGACCAGGAGCCGTTCGTACCTCCGGTCTTCATGCACCTCGACTGCGAGGACCTCTGCCGGAAGGACGTCGCTCTTCTGGTGGAGGACCTGCCTCCCATCGAAGAGTCCCACGCGGTGCTGCTGTGCGACTGCTGCAACAGCAGCATCAGGATGGGCGAGAAGATGATGACCTTCAAGAAGGGCATCATCACCGAAAGCCCCCGCGACCTGCAAACGTGGACGTTCGTGCAAGAACCCGGCGAGTGCGTCGGGATCTTGTGCATCGCGTGCGCGAACGCCGCCATCGAAACGGCCTCGCTGGACTGGCCCCACCTCTCTCAGAACGGCGAGTGCCCCGGCTGCACGAGGGCTCGCTGCTGGAGGGTGGGACGCTGTGACTGCCCCTGCCACGTAGAACACGAAGTTCAACAATCCGAAGTCGTACGACGCCTCAGAGGAGAATGACCATGTACATGAAGAACTTGCTGGCGGTCGCGATGGTGGTTCCGATGAAGAACCACATCTCGGTCGACTCGCCCGATCAGATCCTCGGACTTCCGGTGTGCGTCGAAGGCCCGCCGGGCATCGGGAAGTCCGAGACCATCGAAGCGCTCGGAGACGAGCTCACGCTCCTGACGCACACGGTCTTCATCCCGTCCTGCACCCCGGAGGACCTGATGGGGTACCCCGTGCAGGACGGTGTCGGGAAGCTCGTGCGCTCCTGCGACGACCCCATCATCCACGAGATCGCCGAGCGCAAGTCGGGGCTCGTGTTCCTCGACGAGATCAACACGAACCGGCAGAACATCTACGCCGGTCTTCTGTCGGTCCTGCTGAAGCGTCGCTTCGGGGGCGTGCCCCTCGGGGGCGGTACGCGCTTCATCTCGGCCATGAACGGCGACGCGGACAGCGTCGGCAGCATCCCGTTCCCGCCGCCCATCTCGAACCGCTTCTGCCACATCAAGTGGGAGGCGGGCGGAGGCGCGGAGTACCTGGACTGGCTCAGCGGCACGGGCGACCGGGACGACGACAAGGTCTCTCCGGTGGACCTGCTGTCGCGGAAGAGGGACGAGAACTGGTCGGGAGCCTGGTCCGAGTTCGTCGGCAAGGCTGCGGGCTTCTTCAAGGTCCGGGAGGCCACCCTGCACACCGGACCGCTCGAGGCCGACCCCACGAAGGGATGGGCCTCGAGACGCACGTGGTTCTGGGCCCTGCGGGCCATGGCCACGTGCCGCGCCCTCAAGGCACCGGAGAAGATCCGACTCGACCTCCTCCGTGGATGCGTCGGCGTCGGGCCGGCCACCGAGTTCATGAAGTGGGAGAAGGAGTCCGATCTTCCGACGCCGGAGGATGTGCTGAAGAACGGCTTCGAGCCGGACACGACGCGCATCGATCGGTCCATGGCCGTGTACGAGTCGCTCAGCTCGTACGTGGTCGGGATGAAGAAGGGACCGGAGCAGCTCAAGGCCGCGACCACGGCATGGGGCGTTCTCCGAAAAGGGGCCGACAGCTCCCTCGCGGACACGCTCTCACGGCCCGTCATCCGCCTCGTGAACGCCAACCTGAGCCTCTCGTCCGGAGACCAGGAGTGCTCGAAGGCCGCGCAGCCCGTCATGGCCCGCATCCAACCGCAGCTCGACAAGATGAAGAAGATGCGCCAGGCGCTGGGTGGGCCATGACCACCGCGGAGCGTGTGCTCGAGGAGGCCCGGATGGAGTTCTGCATCCGGGCGCCGTACCTCGCGACCGCGATGTTCGCGCTCTCACCCTTCTCGACGACCGACATCCCCACCTTCGCGGTCACGCAGGGGATGGTGATGCTCTACAACCCCGAGTACGTGATGCGGCTCTACCAGATGCCGAACGGCCTCTTGAAGGTCACGACGCGCATCTGGCACGAGGTCGGGCACATCGTACGCGACACGTTCACTCGCCTTCCCGGGGTGGACGACCAGCGGAGGAACATCGTCTCGGACCTGGCCATCAACTCGAGCGGTCTTCCGGGTGGCTGGGACTTCGGTCCTGATGGCCTCCTGCCCTCGCGGTACAACCTCCCCGACGGCAAGACCATGGAGGAGTACCACGCACTCCTCCCGCAGAACGCCAAGGTGCTCGCGGGGTGGGGCGGCTCGTGTGGGTCAGGCGCTGGCAACGCCATGCAGGAGGAGGCGCTCGCGGGCAAGCAGGAGCGCCCGGTCGAGGAGGTCGAGGCCATCAAGTCCCAGGTCGCCAACGACATCATCACGTACAACGGCAAGAACCCCGGCAAGGTGCCGGGGTCGATGGTCGAGTGGGCGAAGCTCATCCTGAAGCCGAGCAAGGTCCCTTGGACCAAGGTCCTCTACAACGACATCCGGCAGGTCACGGGCGCCATCAAGTCGGGCGGCGCCATCGACGTGTCCTACCGGCACCCGTCCCCGCGGTCGTACATCGGACCTCCGGGTCTCCTGAAGCCGGGCGACATCGAGTACGAGATCGAGATCGCGCTCGTGCTCGACAGCTCCGGTTCGATGGACATGCGGACGTGCATCCAGCCGGCGCTACGAGAGGGCCGAGCAGCCCTCCAGGCGTCGGGCGTCCACGCGGCCTGGTGGCTCGAGGTCGACGCCAACCTGACCGCGGAGCCGCGACGTGTGCGCGTCGCGGACCTCGAGAAGCTCCCGATCCACGGCCGAGGTGGCACGGACTTCCGACCGGGCTTCGAGATCGCCTCGAAGCTCAACCCACGACCGAACCTCATCATCTACCTCACGGACGGCCTGGGACCGGCGCCCAAGGACCCCCCGCGGGGCATCTCGACGATCTGGCTCCTGGTCGGCCCGCACGCACAGGCACCGACGCCGTGGGGTAGGCGCGTCTTCGTCAAGGACTGATGGACACGTTCAACATCAAGTGCTGCGACGAGCAGCACGCGGTCTACATGGGCCCTCGCGGTGACGTGACCTTCCACGACCACCCAGGGCTCTCGACGTCGCTCATGGCGACGGAGTACGGGCTCAACGAGAGCGTAGGCGGTTGCTTCCTGGTCGCCCACGCGCTGCGAAGCGCGAGCAACCCCGCTGGGCGAGTTCCGCTGTGGGTCCTGAAGCGTCTCGAGGCGATGGAGAAGAAGCGCGAACATCGCGTCGAACGGCGAAGGCCGAACTACGAGTACGAGGAGGAGGACCAGTCGTTCGAGGTTCCTTGCTCACTTCCGCTGGCGCAGAGGGTGTTGCTGCCCGAGCACCCTCTGGCCATCCACGCCCAGCGCCTGCTCGATCAGGCACAGTTCCGAACCAGCAAGATCACGCACCGCACGGAGGTTCTCCCGACCGGGGACCGAACCTCCGTGGTCGGAAAGAGCGAGAGCGTGCCGGACGCCATCGAGAAGAAGGGGAAGCTCTTCGCCGGCAAGCGCCAAGTGGTACGGCTGCACCTGAACGTCACCCAGTGGGCCCCGGTCGCTCTTCGCCGGGCGGGTCTCGTACAGACCTTCTTCGTCTGCGAGATTCTTCGGGTCTGGAGCAAGACGGAGCTCGAGGTGCTCGCCTTGAAGCAGTCCGTCGGCTACCAGGTGAACATCAAGAAGGCCGTCATCCGCCAAGCGCACGACGGCGTGTGGCGGATCTACGAGTGGCTGTAGGGTGAAGAAGGGGAGGTGGACGCCTCCCCTTCTTCTTAGCCCCTACACGATGCCGGTGGCTCGCCGCGGCGACCGCTGCTCCGGAAGCGGGCGCATGTCGACGGAGGGCGTCTGCCCTCCCGCGCCGTTCGTGAGCTTCACCCCGAGCTGCGCGAGGTACTGCTTCACGAGGTCGCCGAGCTCGGGGCTCATGGCCATGACGTTCTGGAGCGCGACCGGCTGCTGCTGCGGGGGCATGGCGGCGATCTGCTTCGCCTGCATGAGGGCCATGGTCGGCAGGTCGATCGCCCCCTGTCCCTGCTGCATCCGGTTCTTGTTGCCGATGCCGCTCTGCACGAGATCGTCGAACTGCTGGTCTGCGCTCGGAGGAGGCATGGCCCCCGGCATCGCCTGCGCGGCGTCCTGGGCAGGCATCGCACCGGGCGGCATCTCCGCCGGCGCGGCAGCGTCTTGCCCGCCGGGCGTTCCACCGGCGCCGGGAGGCGCCTGCGGGTCGGCCGCCCCCGGTTCCCCAGGAGCTGGAGGAGCCATCATGGCGGCCTGCGTGAGCTGCTGGGCCTTGGCCTGGTACTTGGCCATCACGAGGCTCGCCTCGCCCTGGACCTCCGCCATCGCGACCTGCTGCTTCTTCATCGCGTCGATGCGGTCCTCGGTCTCGGCGATCA